ATAATATATATTTAATAATATAAATAATATAAGAAATAAATATAAGAAATTTAATATTATTAGATTTACTTATTACCCCTAAAGGGGTAATAAGTAAATCTTTTCTTTGGTTCTTTCTTTAAATCCAAAATAAAATTAAGAAAATAAGAAATAAGAAACAAAAGAATAAAATAAATAGTCAAATAAAACATAAATTACAAATGACGGTGAACACGAATAAAAAGAAATAAACCAATAAGAAAACTTATTAGTTAGATATGTTCATTCTTTTGTGCCGTAGCTAACGCTACGGGGGCTGATTGCGGTTTATCTCTCACTAAGCTGACGCTTAGCGATAACTAAACCTTAAACGGATTAAAACGCTAACGCTTATTTAATCCTGAACATGTAAATACAAATAATCTTTAACCGTCACTTGTAACTGATATGTCTAAGATATATTATAACAGATAATTTTTAAATTGCAATAGTTTCAGCAAAAAAAATAAAAAATATTATTAAATTAATATTAAATCAATATGCAATAAGCATTTGCGTTTAAAACTCATTCTATTCTTACGAAAATTGCCCTGTATTAAGCCAAAATACAAAAATAGTATAATTACATTACTAAAGCAAAAAAACGAATACAGGGCAAAATAGAGCAAAATAAAGATATGTCGTATTTTTTAAAGTAATTATTAAAGAATGAAATAAAACAGAATGTACTCTAAGAGGCTTAGAAATTGATTGTAAGCAAAGTTATTGATGTATTAGGGTATTTTTTACATAAAAGAGAGTTTATTGCGATCTGAGAGCGTATAGAGACTATGAGCAGCATAAGAGATACTTATTATTGTGAATTGTAAAAAATAAATTTTTTATCACATAATTGTTGTCAAGCCAATAAAGGTAAACAGTCATTTCTTGTTTCACCTGAAGGCAAAACAATCAACAACTGTTTACGACAACAAACAGAAAATAACATCCGAGTTTACTCGTCTCTTATTTTCAATTTGTTGTCTGACATAATAATTTTTTAATTTTACTATAGCGTTAGTGTGATTGTTTGATTAGATCTTTAGGAAATAAAAAAGACCACTTCATACAAAAATGAGTGGTTAAACTAAGAATTGAAATTGTTTTTTAATATGATTATTAAGCAATAATGGGAAATAAGAGTAATAAGTTAAAAGTTGTATATGGTTACAGAAATAGCAGTTGAAAAAAATAAAGTATTTTTTTGCATTTAGATATACGGTATTTTAAGAAAATGAATTGGAATGAACTTGAATATTGAATCTATTAAGATTATGAAATTATTGAAAGTGTAAATTATTTAAAAAAATGGCTTAAAATCTAAAGAATATATTAATTGTATCATTGGAAATGCTATAATTTGTAAAATTGCGTTTTTTATTAATTCTATGTTAAATTCGTGAAAATGGCTTGGCAATGAGGTTTTAAGGGAGTTTAAGGGGGGTTCAATATGAAAATAATGTTGTATGGGTTTGATGAGTAAAAATGGCTTAAATATGCGGTATTTAAAGGATTTAGAAAACATTAATAATTTTTAAATTGGTTGAAAAAAAGTGGTCAAAAATATAAGAGTAAAAATAGGGGATTTTAGAGATAGGGGAGGTGGGGAAATTCATAATTGGATTTTTGGTGGCGAATATTTGGATGAGTGTACTATGCCCTTTATTGGAAATGAAAACCGTTTAGGGAATGTAAACTACCCCCCCCTATATATAGCTGTTTAGTGTGCGGCATAAAGCGTTAGCGTTATGAAATTTGAATTATAAATGATTGTATTTTTTTGCTTTTTGTATTATGCTTTAAACTTTAAGAAAATCAAAAAAAAATAGATAATATCGGAGGTTTTTTTTATTCTTTTGATTCTTAAAATCTGAAGAAAATTGTTTCTTATTTTGTTTTAAAAGCAAGCTGTAGTTTGCTTCCGGTATTAAAAAACTTGCTAATTGTCCGCAAAACATCAAAATGCGGACAGTTAGAAAATTGCTTTTAAGTTGTTTTACAAGCTTGCGGGAGCGAAAGAAAAAACAATCATATTTATTATAATACTTTAGTGCATTAAAGTATTAAAGAGCTTCGTGTATTCATTGATTATACAATTATATTGTTTATAAATATATATGGATGCACTTTGAAAAAATAAATACTTATATTTTTTATAACACTTTAATTCACTAAAGCACTTTTGTGCTTTTTTTCTGCCTGCTTCCTGCCCACCTACCTCAACATCACTTCACCCACCTTAACGATTATACAATTTATAAACCTATCCACTTAATAATAATATCTTATTATCAATTATACATCTACATTATCTTCTCTTAACTTCTGATAAAAATATTGTGTAGCTGACATATTATGCTCTTGTAAAAATCCTTCGATTTTATCTACATCGGTTAATTTTATATAAACAGTTTTATTCTTATAAGTATTCTTATTATATTTCTTGTTCGCTCTTCTTTGTGCTTCTGTAGTCTTTAATTGTTTTTTATTGCTATTATTATCAAATATTATCATAATTCAACCTCTCTTTTGTTATACATATTGTACAAAAAACATATGCAAACTTATTGTATCATTGTGTGAAATACCACTTGAAAAATGCACAAAATTGTTGTATAATTTAATTGTAAAAAAGATAAAGGCATTTTAAGTTTAAAGTATAAATTGTTACAATCTTTTAAATTTTAATAGCTTTTCACAATTTATTTTACAATTTTTACCATAAAAAGTCAATCAAAAAATTAATTAAAAAAGGAGTTTTTCAAAATGACAAAAACAAAAAAAATAATAATCGCAATTATTGCAAGCGTCGCAATTTTGATAATTGCATTATTAATCCAAAAAACAATTATATTAAAATCATTATCAATTGATAATGTTGGTGTTGCTGAAAATCAAATCACGGTTGAATATAACGGCGAAACTGAAATTTACAATTTGCCCCGTTAAAATCTAAACGGCTTCTGAAGGGTTGAGCCTATCAGCCCTACCCCATCAATTAAAAAAGTAACTTCATCCATTAATATTTTAATGTGCTTGCATTATTTTTTGATCTTTGAAAAACATAGACAAAAAATCTTTTTCGGGCTGCAAAATGAATTTTTTGAAGCTCAAATAAAAAAACTTCGTGAATGCGAATTTTAAAAAGATTTCAAACCTATCATATTTTACATTTTTGTATTCATTTTGTTTTTAGAAATGGTATTAAATTCCGCAGGTGAATTATATCATTTTGAAAAAAACAACAATAAATATATTTTATTATTCATTTTTTAGGAGGTAACAAAAAATGAAAAAAACTAACACAACAACAACCGAAACAACAACATATTGTTAAATCACAATTAGATAAATGCCTTACAGGAATACAAAAAGCAGAAATTATACAGCAAGCGGTTAATATGTGTATTTCGGGTTATCAACGAGATTACCCGAACAGTCATTTTAATATTGATGCGATTCAATCTTGTTTAAATGCAGGATTGGAAAATTATTTGAAGGAAACATATTACATATTTACAAGCTATACCGAAATAGGGCAAATGTTTCCAGCTTATTATCTTTAATTACGGAGGCTTAACAATGAAAAAGATATATTTAATATTTTCAGAAACAGACAACGGCAAACATTATGCACACGCAGAAACAATAAAAGCTGGGGAAAATTTAAAGGTGTTTATTGACAGATATCCTTTAGCAGATGTTATTCATATCTGCGAGAATGCAACTCAAGCATATTCTTTAGCAGAGGTATGGAATCAGGTTTATAAAAATAATGGTACATATATGTATTGATTGAGTATGTAGAAATAAAGCCAGATTTTACATTCTATGATTTATTTTATGCTTTGGATACATATCAAAATATTTACAATGCAATGAGGAGTGTTAAAAATGAGAATATATAGTGAATTAGTGGACTTAAATACATTTGAAGCTTGGAGCGGAGCAATTAATACTCTTGACAGAATACGCCGTGAAGGCAAGTGTGAAGAATTGGAAAGTGTTCTTGAAGAGCTCTACCCTGAAGGAATTGATAAAACAGCGTTAAATGATTTATTGTGGTTTGAATCAGAAACAGTCTATGAATGGGTGGGTTTGCGAACAGAATCACAGATTAAATCTGAAATCGAAGAAGCTAAATCAGAGCTTGCTGATTTAGAAGATGACTTAAAAGTTTTAGATGAAGATTATAACACCGATTGTGAAGATGTTTCAGAAATCGAGCGTGAGAGAATTTGGATAGAATCTTATTCAGACGATCGCAATTCTTTAATTTCTGCAATATCATTGATTAAAGAAAACATTGCCGAGTTAGAGGAAGAACTGAAGGAGGCTTAATTATGGGACAGCATTATAATGTTGTAATTAAGAATAAGAATACAATAACCACATACAACAGAGAAGTTGATGGCGAGTACACACTGGCAAAATTGACAGAACATTCGTGGTGGTATAACCCATTTGTTTCTTCAATTACAAAATTGTTATATAAAAATCCCTGTAAGGTGGCGTGGATAGGTGATTATTCTAAAGAAATCAACCAGACACTCTTTGAATTTGCTTGGGAAGATGAGGTTGAAAAACATAGCATACATCAGGATGAAATGTATCTTGACGGTAAGTATCTTGTTAATCATACAATAGGAGCATATCTCGATTGTGACAAGTATAAAGCAAGATGTAATAATAATGGTTGGATTTTACATCCATTGCCGTTATTGACAGCCGTAGGCAACGGTTTGGGTGGTGGAGATTATTATGGCATCAATAAAGATCAAGTTGGCGGTTGGGCTTGGTGCACAATATCCGTTGAAGATGATATTCCGGTTGGATATGAAGAACTTGAATATATATTCAGAGAAGATTAAAACGGCACTTTTAAGGAGAACTATAAACGATAAGGAGAAATATAAATGAATAAATCAGAGTTTTTGTTATACATTGAAGAAAATTTCAATATAACTGGTGAGAGTTATCGACTGATTAGTAATATTCTTGATTTCGTTTCAAACAATGCTACTAATGAGAATGAGCAATATAATATGTTATGCAATCTTCTTGATGGAACAATCGGATTATCAGATATGGAGTTGCGTAAAGTGTATCTGTAAGTAATTACTTTTAAGATTGTTTAATAGTTATATTCATAAATGAGGTGCAAAAAATGTTATATAAATGGTATGACGGCAAAAAGTATAGAGCTAATAAAAAAACAGAAGCAATCTTTATAAAATGGAAATCAATTGATAATGCTGTGGATATGAGAAAAAATAAATTAACTTTAGTACAATATGAAACTATACCATATATTTGGCACGATTTGGTGCAATTAGGTGTAGGGAGAACAATCTCACCAGAAGTTGCAAATTGGTTTAAGAAACAAGACTGTAAGGTTCAGATGGATTCAGATAGCATTAATTATATAATAATGATTTGATTACGGCAAACAGAGATTAAAACACTTTTATAACTCGGAATTGTTTATGTAATATTACATAATATAGTTTTTTTAATTAAGGAGGATTAAAGTATGGATATATCAAAAATACAGAAAATATACAACGATATTGATCGGGTAATCAATTCTTCAATGCTGGATAAATATGGAACTATCGAAGATATTTTTACATCTTTGTGTGGGCGTGATGATGAGATGTTGACTTTTGAGTATGCTGTTAATGTCTTGATTAGTCTGGACAAAGGACGTTTTTATCGAAAAAATCTTGAAAGGTATATGGACATATTTTGCGGTAACGCACAAATGGTAAAGGCATTACTAAATAAGCAAGGAGAAATTATAAAACAGTATCATGATTTTCAATTAAAATGGATGGCTGCACACGGTTATTCTCTAATAGATTTTTTAAGTAAAATTAACGATTGTTATGAGGAGTTACAGGCAAAAGAGCCAGTGTTTAAAGGTTGTCTTTACGATAAGACTATTGATATTTGGGATGCATTTGATTTGTTTGAAGATACAGGATTTAAAGGTGGAATGATTTATCCTTGCTTTGATGAATGGTTAGACAATGAATGTATAGAAGATGACGACTAAAAATAAAACCGATATTTTAAGGAGGTAATAAAATGAAACAGATGATATACACACCTAACAGAAATGACAAAGGAGAAATTCTTGCAACAGGAGATTATAAAGGTTTTTGCTTTTATGTTGTTAGTTATGGAACACATCCGTGTGCTTATGTAGATGTATCAAACACTTCGTTGGCTAACAAAGATTATTATGAAAATGATATTGACTGTCATGGAGGATTAACTTACGGTAGAGATTACTTATCTGCTATAGACACAGAAAGAGCTAATGGTAAATGGTATATTGGATGGGATTATGATCACTACGGTGATTATACATCGAATCCTTATGTAAATATGTTTGGTGTTTACAGAGAATGTAAAAAGCGATGGACAACAGAAGAAATTGTTGCAGAGTGCAAAAATGTTATCAATCAAATTGTAGATAAAGAGGGAATGTAATAAAATGAAATGTTATGAAATCAACGAAACCGCCGCAAGACAAGCCTACGAATGTTGGAGAGAGTGATTAATATGTGCCCTACGGATTGTTTGAAACATATATCGAAGCCAAAACTCATCTCAATACGCTGTTACCTTTATTGAGAAAAGGTTTACTCACAAACAGGAGAACAAAAGAACCGATAGATTGGCTTAACATTGTGGAAAATAATAAAATATTAGCGAGTTTCACTTGAAATATTGTTGATATTATGATATAATAAAGGAGAATACAAAATGAGACAATATACAATTGACGATGCAAAACGGTTGATAACTGATTTTTGCGAAGAAGAATATGGAACAGAGAATGTTGACTTTTCAAACCTTGAATGTATCGGTATTGCCTATACAACAACAGAAGATGAACGGTTTGAAATCCAAACAAACATTGATTTGATACACAATACAATGGATACGATGATTGGCATATGAGTATGTCGAATTGGTAAAACATAAGGAGGATATAATATGCTGTTAAGACCAAAATATTTGTCAAATGGCAACGCTTGTATTGATTATAAGAACGGTGTTGTGATTCTTACAGTCATCGACAAGGCAAGCGGTCATGAGTATACAGTGGATATGTATGGAATTGACCGAAAAACTTTCAAAAATGGTGATTGGCAAACACTATTTGAAAAAGTAAAGGAATGGCAAATCTGGAAAAACAATAAGGCATTAGATTTCACAGATGGTTTTGCTTTAACTTACGATACAGACAATTGCGAGATAGTCTTTGTTGAAAGGAAAACTGGTGACACACACACATATATATATAGACCTTGCCCAGATGGGAAAGGATATTGTACAATCACAGGGGAAGACGAATGTGATGGTTGCAAGCTTAATGCAGGGTACGATGGCTATGGTGTTAGACCTTGTGGACAACAACACTGCTGGTGGGGTTGTGTTTTCTGTACAGAGAATCACTATTCTTATCGAGAGCCATTTGAAGATAGCAAATAAAATGGAGGTATACAAAATGAAAAAAGTATATGAAGTAAGAATGGAAAATTGGGAATATCGCAACCGTAAAAATAATCTTACTACAAAACAACTTGCCGACCATGCGTGCTACTGCGGAGGTAATTGTTTAGGCGATACTTATAATGTTATCGGCAGATTTAACACTTTAGAGGAGGCTCGAAAGTTGTTTGAATCTTCAAAAGATAAGTGTACAACAACTTGGGGATTGGAGCATGGACTTCATACATACACTTATGATGTGTTGTACATCCAAAGCATCCCTCTTAATGAGGATGATGAAGAGGATTATGATGCGGATGCAGAGTGGGAAATTTGGGATATTTATGTCGCAGAATTAGCTTAACAATTAGAACAAGTACAAAATTTAGATCGGAGGCGACCATATGATGAATGATTCTCAAAGCATTAATGACATTTTAACTTCTATCTTTAAAAGTGTAGTGAAAAAACAGTGTGAGGAGGAGTGAACAAATGAAAGCTAACGCAAAAATAACTATTTCTCGTAATATCAATAATATAAATCAAATTATTATATCTATTACAGATGATGACTTTAAAAAAGATATTGACATTTTAATTGCTCCCGAACAGTTTGCACTCGCATTAACAGGTTTAGGCTATCAAGATTGCATTATTGACAGGCAGTAATAATTGTTGAGTACTAATCTACGGTTGAAGAAATAAAGGCAGATACTATTATTAACTAATATAGCGGGGGATATTTATGAAAAGATATGATAAAAACTATGAGGTAATACGGTTGCAATTTGATGATAGTGGGTTAATTGGTAATTCTAATTTTGAAGTGTTACCAAACTCTGAAATCATTGCTGTCAAAGATATTACTTCAATGCAGTTTGTTGATTATTATATCATTAACTATTATAAAGCATCAACTGATAAAGTGTGGCGGAATAAATTTTTCAATGAAGCGTTTGAAGAAATGAATCAAGATAACGAACATTTATATATTAGATTTAGAACCAATGATGTTGTTGCTCAAACACACAGTTCGTATCAGTTGTGTACTGACAAATGTGTAGCATCAAACATTATTGAGGTGATATCAACATATAAAGCTATGCTGAATGTTATGAGCAGTGTTAAGGCTTCTTATGAGCAACCTATATATGAGTTATATGATAACGGCTATTGTTGCGATGATGGCAGTTATACATTGCAAGATGGCTCTGGGTATTTCGCATTAGCATACGAATTAAATTCCTGTAATTTTTATTATAACGATTGTATATATGAGGATTTTATTGGATGCGTATACTGGCGGATTTATTGGTGCGATGACAAAGAGTATGAAGATACTTTATCAGACTTATACAAAGATGAAGATTTTGTACTTTATCTAACCAATAAATCTGCTTGGTACGATAAACACAATAAATAAAATTATGGAACAGAGAATAAGGTTGCAAAAAAATGAATACATTTGGTGAATATTTAAAAATATAACGGTAGATTTTGCTGCCGAATAGTGAGGGTATTATCCACTCACTAAAACTTGTGTAAATTCAGAGCAAGTACAAAACGTGGTTTGACAATAACGATAAACCAATCGAAGTTAATCATACTGAGATGATAGAAAGAGTAGAAAATGACATTCGGCTCTATGGCAAAGATTTGAAATGTTATGTTATTATTTCGTCTCGCTCTGTTGCAAATTCGCCTGACATACAGATAGTAAGCAGATTTAGTCTTAAAAAATCTATTATAGGCGGTATGACAGACAAAGAATACGCCCTATCAATTACGCTTGAAGAATTGTTAAGTAGACTACGGTACGAACATTATGTAGAAGAGAACTGTGAGTCCTATGATAACTTTGAGGATTTACTTGATGATTTGTCATCGACTATTCAAGAATTGGAGGAAATTTATAATTGAAACAGGTAAATGAAAGAGCCTTTTTAAGAAAGTTAAGGAATAATGGGTATAGTTTTCTTAGGCAGAATGGTAATCATGCGATATATGGCAATGGAATGAATACTGTATCTGTACCTGTAAGAAATTTTAAATCAGTAATAGCTTTACGCTTAACTAAAGAATTAAACCTAATATAAATATGGTGATGAATCATGATAACTTTAGTGTGTATTATAGGGTTTATTATCTTAATTCTGTGGGAAAAGAGTAAAGAAAATTATGCAAACCATAAGATCAAAAAAAATAATAAACAATATTTAAATCAATATATTAAAAACAGAAATGATGATGAGCCAAAGATTTGATTGATAAATGTTGGTTTACTCATTGACAATATAGAATTTTTTGATTATAATTAAATTAAGTAATCGAACAAGTGTTCTATTTTTAAAATAAAAGGAAGCGGGTATAATGAACAACACAATTAACTTATTCAATGAATGTTGGAACTGGAGCATTTACCTTGATAATGGAATGATTATTCCTCGAAATCAGGCTTGCAAGCCACAAATAACTAATGACCTTGAAATGAATTGCAGGTGTAAGACTGAAACTGAAACACGGTTAATAGATTTATGTTTTACTGATTTTTGTAATTATGATTTTAAGAATTTAGTCTACATAGGCGAGTGTTCACTTGCTGATTTCGTATCAGAACAAGACTACTTAACAGCTTGTAAATATATTAAATGCCGTAAATTTACTTGTATAGAGTTAGGAACAGAAAAAAAGGCATATGTAATAGGCTATCTTCCTTCAGATCCGAACAATGAAGATTGTTTAGCGTATGTTTCTATGGGGTTTTACTTGATAGGTGATAGGATCGGAATGTTGAAGGATGTACAGACAGAGAGCTTGAAAATTATAAACGCACTTAAATTACATAGTCGCAAAAATAAATTTGAATTTTTTTCAATTTTTTTTAATAAAACTATTGACAACGGCAACAATAAATGATATCATATGAGCATAAACAATAGAAGAATAAAAGCGACGAATAAATGACGGTCAAATGTCATTTATTTCGGTAGCAACTTCATTGATTTAGTTTGATAATTAGTGAATGGATTATAACGGTAGATTTTGCTGCCGAATGGTGAGGGTATTATCCACTCACTAAAACTTATGTAAATTCAAAATAAGTACAAAAGGAAGGAGATTAGCGATGAGAGTCGCAGAAAATGTTAGTGTAAAGAATATTAAGTGCGGAGATGTATATTTCGCAAATTTAAGCGGTCAAGGCTCTCTGCAAACAGGATTAAGACCAGTCGTTGTTGTTAGTAACGATATCGGTAATTATTATAGTGGTATTGTTACGGTTATGCCGTTGACTTCTAAACATAAGAAAGATTTACCTACGCATATGAAAATAAAACCAAATGACATAAATGGTTTGAGAAGTGAGTCGATAATCTTAGGGGAACAGATTACTACAATTAATCAAAATCAATTAGGATATAAGATTGGTCAACTGACTGAGAGTGAATTAAAAGACGCTCGCCTTTGTGCTATTAACATGATGGGATTAAATTGTTTTGTACATCTATACAGCAATCTTCATAGGTGATAGATAATTGCTTGATAAATAATTGATTTACCTTTCCATTTTGTATTTGACAAGTTGCCTTACATATTGGTATAATATGTATTAATAATCGTGAAAGGCTGTTTGTTAATGGGAATGTGTGATAATGACCGTAAAGGTCAATCAATTATTGAAGAAATATTATTTGATCAAAAAGGAAAAATTCAAGTATTAGAGAATATTTTAAATTGTCAAGCAAAAACAAAGGAGTATCATTCTTTATACTTAGATACAGCATATGTTATTCATAGAATGTTATATAAATTGAAAGATATATCTGACAAAGAATGTTGTGATAAATCCCCTATATGGTGTTGGAATGAATATGATGTGTTATCCAAGATACAAGATGAAAAATATACAGAAGATATTGTAAGAAATAAATTATTAATTATGGAATATTTTAAAGTGTTAAAACGACCAATTCCAAAATTGATAATTGACTTTAAGGCTGATGTATTTGTACCGACTGTTATCCCAACACTGAAATGGACAACCTACAGTATTATATCTGAGGATTGGAGTAAATATTTCAAAAGTAAGATTCATCGAGATTTAACTATGATATTTGCTTTATTATACTTTAATGGGGCAAATGTAACTGCAAAAGAGGCAGATTGTTCTGTTAAACATTTGGGTACTAATAATAATATTGTCAATTTTGAAAACATTGCATTTGCAGTTCCGGATATGTTAGCTGAAATATTTAGGTTATATCCAAAATTGGATACGGTTCTTATTCGTAATCTTTGGAAAAATTGTGGTATTAATTCTTATCAGTTTCGTTGGTCGGGCATTTATCAACGATGTTACAAATATGATAAAGCTAACGATAATTTTATATTTTTATCTGTTACACCCAAACAAGTTAATACAAAAGTTTTATTAAGTTTTGGATTTCCTGAACCAAGAAATGACTTTGATAAAGGAAAGATGATTAATAGATATAAACAATGGCGAACATACTTTAATTTATGATTAATTTATATATTTTTTTGGCTACAAGATTAGTAGCCAAAAAAATACATATCAATGACCGTCACTTGTAATTTTTAAAATAAGAAATGGAACATATAATAAGGAGTGAAAATATATGAGTCAGCAATTGGCTTTGATTGGATTCAAGGAGCAATATGTTCCCGATATTAACATTGTTACAAATGATAATACTGAAATAAGCGGGAAAAGTTATCTTGATAATGTTGTTGAAATAAATCGTTATCTTGAACAAATGGACAATGAGGATGAATTATATTTTAACGATAACGAAAATTTAATTGATTGTATTGAAGTAGACAATAATTATTTAGGTACAAAGAAAATTACTGATAAAAGCACTGATGCTTTCACGCCCAATGAAGTAAAGCTCATGCTCGAAGAGCTTTTAAAACCTTCAAAATATTATATAAACAGTTTGAGAAATTATCTTTATATAGTATTGAGTGTAAATACAGCTCGAAGAGCAGGTGATATTGTAAGTTTAAAGGTTGGAGATGTTTTGCAAATCAGTTCTAATGGGGTAAGTGTTGGGGAATATATTAATTTACATGAGCAAAAAACTAAGAAATATGCTCATGTGAAAATTAACTCTTTTGCTAAATCAGCTTTACAATATTATTTCCGTGAATTAGGAAAATATAATCAACTTCATGGAAATTGTAAATTAAAAATGTCAGATTGGCTGTTTCCTAAGTGTTTTACTCCAGATGAACCAAATACAGTGGATGGGATGAGAAAAGTCATTCAGAGATTAACAAAAAAACTGCATAGTAAAAATCCACAAATGTTTTGCAAACATTATGGAACACATAGCTTACGAAAGACAATTGCCCGAAATGTTGTAGATCATACGACGGATGTCAAAGAACTTCAAATTACATCAGAATTTCTTGGTCATTCCAGCCAAAAAATAACGGCTGCCTATATTAATATTCAGCAAAAGGAGATTGATGATTTTGTTGAAAAATATGGTGTTGGCTTGGAAGTCTGATTTTATATATATTTAACTTATCTCCTTTTTAGTTGGTTTATTAGTTGTGAAAATCAACCGTAAGTTTTTCAGAAATTCTTTTGCTTACGGTTTTATATATTGAGCAGTCGCCAAGCGGTTAAGGCACTGGACTTTGACTCCAGTATCGTGGGTTCAATTCCCACCTGCTCAGCCAAACGGTATTGTGTAGCTTTATAACCTTGCGGTTCAAAATAAAAATCTACTGTTATTGTAGAAAGACTTTATACTGATCAGTTACTCAGTTTGGCGTTGAATGGAATGGCTGTGTCCCTTGACTGTTGTTCCGTCAGCCTTCAATCTACACAATACCGGATATGACACAGTAGTCCAACGGCAGAGACAGCAGACCTAAAATCTGTACAGTGAGAGTTCAAATCTCTTCTGTGTCACCATTTACAAGTGAGTGCAATCGGCACAAACTCATTTTGTAACCTCCTTTAAAGACACAAGACGGATAAGTGTCGCCAAAGCAAGTGGTTGTCTATTATGTACTGAGTCCGTCAAAGAATAATATGAAAGGATTGTGAGATTTATGGCTAAAGATACTTTTACAATTACACGAAAAATACAATTAGTGCCTGTAGGAGATAAGACAGAAGTTAATCGAGTTTACAATTATATTCGTGAGGGTATGAAAGCTCAAAATCTTGCAATGAATCAATATATGAGTGCGTTATATTTAGGTATGCAGAATGATGTTTCAAAAGATGACAGAAAAGAATTGAATAATCTATTTAGTCGTATTAGTACCAGCAAAAAGGGTAGTGCTTATGACGAATCAATACAGTTTGCTAAAGGACTTCCAATTGGTTCGATGACAAGAAAAGTTAAATCAGATTTTGATACAGCAATGAAAAAAGGACTAAAATATGGAAAGTTATCATTGCCGACATATAAAGACTCAAATCCTTTGTTGGTTCATGTAGATTATGTTCGTTTAAGAAGTACAAATCCACATCAAGATAGTGGTTTATATCACAATTATACGAACCACACTGAATTTCTTGAACATTTGTATAAGAGTGATTTTGAGTTGTTTATTAAGTTTGCTAATTATATAACCTTTAAAATTATTTTAGGTAATCCTCATAAATCAGCAGAAATTAGAGACGTGTTTAAAAACATTTTTGAAGAGTGTTATGCAATTCAAGGAAGTTCAATAGGCATTTATAATAATAAAATAATTTGCAATTTATCTATTTCAATACCTAAAAAACAATTGTGCTTGGATGAAAATATAGTTGTTGGTGTTGATTTGGGATTGGCTGTACCTGCTGTATGTGCTTTGAATACTGTGCCATATATTCATAAATCTTTAGGCAATTATGATGACTTTGTTCGGGAGCGTACTAAGATGCAATCTCAAAGAAAAAGACTTCAAAAGTCATTAAATTACGCTAATGGTGGACACGGTAGAAAGAAAAAATTGCAAAGTCTTGAAAGATTAAAGAAACGAGAACGAAATTGGGTACAAACTTACAATCATAAAATTAGTAAACAAATTGTAGATTTTGCAATAAAGAATAAGGCTCAATATATTAACATTGAGGACTTATCTGGTTTTGATAGTAGTCAGTTCGTATTACGAAATTGGTCATATTTTGAATTGCAACAGTTCATTGAATATAAAGCTAACAAATATGGAATTATAGTTAGAAAAATAAATCCATACCATACTTCTCAGACTTGCTCTTTTTGTGGGCATTGGGAAGAAGGACAAAGAATATCACAATCTGAGTTTATTTGTAAAAATCCAGAATGCGTTAATCATAATAAATCAATTAATGCAGATTATAATGCAGCTCGTAATATTGCTATGTCTACAGATTTTGTTAAAAATAATTAATTATATACATCTATATAACGGTAGATTTTGCTGCCGAATAGTGAGGGTATTATCCACTCACTAAAACTTGTGTAAATTCAGAGCAAGTACAAAATCTGAAGATGATAAAATAGTGGTCACTGAATAACACTTATAAAGACAGTGTAAACAAACGAAATGAATGTTTCCGTAAGTCAGCTTAGAGGATTTAGAACCATATTATTTTACACAGGTACAAAACTGCCGCTTGTTTGCTTATTTGTAGTTTTTCGATTTAGAACCATATTATTTTACACAGGTACAAAACAGTTTGTCGCTCTAACCAGATTATTTTACACAATAAAAGAAAGGAAAAAGTCCAATGAAGAAATTAAAAGCTGAACTACATAGAATGCGATTCTGGATAAGTGCAATATCAATTTCCATTACAATTCCGTTGTTTATAATCGCTCGATTAGGAGCAGTGAATGAACGGAAATCAGAAATGCTCGGTGGCGAATTGTTGATTTTGTTCATTCCATTCATTGCAAATATGATATACATAAACATTAGGGATACAATAATTAAACATCGTAGAATGACGATGGTTCTCAAAAGAAAGAAAGTCCCAAAACCCACAATTGTGGTTAAAAATATTAAGAGCATAAAGGAGAATACATAATGTCAAAAGTAATTAAAAGTTACAAAGGTTTTAATAAAGATATGACTTGCAGAGGCTTTCAGTATAAAGAAGGCAAAGAATATGAAACAAGTAGAGCTGTTGTGTGTAATGAAGGATTTCATGCATGTGAACATCCTTTAGATTGTTTAGGTTATTATCCACCAAATACAAGTGTATATCATGAAGTTGAGCAGACAGGCGAATTTTCATCCGATTCTGGTAGTAGAGATTCAAAAATTGCATCAACTAAGATTAAAATTGGTGCAAAATTAAGCATAGCTGGACTCGTTCAGGCTGCAATAGATTTCACCAAATCCAAAACCGTCATAATGCAGGATGCTACAGGAGATTACGGTGCTTCCTCAGCTACAGGATATAAGGGTGCTTCCTCAGCTACAGGATATAAGGGTGTTTCCTCAGCTACAGGAGATTACGGTGCTTCCTCAGCTACAGGATATAAGGGTGCTTCCTCAGCTACAGGATATAAGGGTGTTTCCTCAGCTACAGGAAATTGTGGTGCTTCCTCAGCTACAGGAAATTACGGTGCTTCCTCAGCTACAGGAAATTGTGGTGCTTCCTCAGCTACAGGAGATTACGGTGCTTCCTCAGCTACAGGATATAAGGGTGTTTCCTCAGCTACAGGAAATTACGGTGCTTCCTCAGCTACAGGAAATTACGGTGCTTCCTCAGCTACAGGAAATTACGGTGCTTCCTCAGCTACAGGAAATTACGGTGCTTCCTCAGCTACAGGAGATTGTGGTGCTTCCTCAGCTACAGGATATAAGGGTGCTTCCTCAGCTGATAATTCTACAGCCGTTGCAGTAGCGTGGGGTTATGAAAGTAAGGCGAAAGGTTGTATTGGTGCTCATATTGTTTGTGCTGAATGGAAATATGATAATCTTAATAACGATTGGTTTTTTGTTGGAGCAAAGATGTCAATAGTGGATGGCGTAAAGATTAAAGCAGATACATATTACACTTTACGAGACGGTGAATTTGTGGAGGTAAAAGAATGAAGAAAAGAATACTTGCTTGTGTTATGATTATTGCAACAATCTCAATGTTAATGATTGGTTGTACATCCGTAAACGGTACAGACGAAACATCAGACAGAATAGATAATATGTTCGTGCGTGTAGGATGGAATAGTTGGTTAGATGCATGGATAGTGTATAATACTGAAACTAAAGTAATGTACGCAATATCAGAAGTAGCATATAATAGAGGAACAATGACTTTACTCGTTGATGAAAATGGTAAACCAAAACTTTGGGAAGAATAAAAGTGAGGTTTTATTGGAATTTAACTGATGAAAACCAAGAATAAATTCAATATTTAAACAAGATAGTATAGAGGTGTAAAAAATGATTGATTGTAATATTGCTAAAAATTACTTCAACGAAAAGTTGAGGATGACGAAAAGAACAAGAAAAGGGTTATGTAAAATTGATTGTTCCGTGTGTCCTTTGTGCAGTGATAACAACGGTACATCTGGAGATTTATCGTGTGGGTGTTTTGAAATGTATTATCCTGAAAAGGCAATTAAGGCTGTGCAGAAATGGTCGGATGAACATCCGCAAAAGACTTACCTTACAGAGCTTTTGAAAATCTTTCCAAATGCTCAGCTCAATGATTCTGGAACGCCTAAAGGGATGTGCCCACATGAGTTAGGACTGAAAGATATAGATTGCGGAAAAACAGACAATGCGTGCGTCAAATGTTGGAATCAGACTATTCCTATTGAGGACGGTGAAGAGTGATGAGAGAATACATAGACCGTGCAAAACTAATACATTATCTTCAAAACTGTATAGATGAGGTGAAGAACACAAACAGAATTACGGAAGATTTTGAAATGTGTTTAAAAGCGGTAGAGAATCAACCTGTTGTAAATGTCCAAGAAATAAAATGTGGTCAATGGGTTGTGCATGGTTTCGATGAAACTTATAATTGTTATGAAGCATATTGTTCAAATTGTGAGATGGAGCTTGAAATGAATTTTGATGGCGATAAACCTTACATTAACCTTAATACTGCATATTGTCCTTGTTGTGGGGCTAAAATGAATGGATGGTGTGAAGAAAATGACAGTAATGACACCTGACGAATACAGAAAAAAGCACCCTCGTTGTGCTACCTGTAAATATTTTGTTCCTAAGTATAAAAATGGTTATTGCGGTATTTGTGATGTTAAAGAGTGATTAACGGAAAGAACTAAAAGCCGATTTTGTAAAATATATAAGTTTACCAATTTTAATGGAAATTAAGGAGGGTTAAATAATGGCAAAATTTGCGATAATTTATGAAAATGAAACAATCAAATATGAGCTTACTTTTAAAAATAAAGTGTATGATTTTACAATGTACAAGTATGAAGATGATTGTGGTATACACGGTATGCACTCTGATAAACAATTATTTAGCTATCAGTTGGAAAACGATGGTGTTGATACCTCTGTGTTAGATTGGGATATAGATAATGTAGTTTTTACAACCGATGAAGTAGAAATCCTTGATACACTTAAAATGTTAGAAGCAATTGAGTAGGAGGTAAAAATGAAAATAGTTTATCACAATGATGCAGACGGTAAATGTGCAGGTTTCTGGGTTAAGGAACTTGCTTATGCGAAGGAACTCGCCTATGTAACAGAATATATCAGTTATATAAAAATGGATTATGGTAGAGAATTTCCATTTGATAAGATTAAGAAAAATGAAACAGTATATATTGTTGATTACTCAATCGAACCAAGTGAAATGGATAAGCTTCTCAAAATCACACCAAATGTTACTTGGATTGACCACCATATTTCAGCTATTAAAAAATATGAAAACTATGACAAAGAAATTCGTGGTGTCAGATATGACGGAGTAGCAGGCTGTATGCTCACATATTGTTATTTGAAGCACATGACGAATGGTGGTATTGGTGGCATTAAACCATTCGAGGAAAGTATGACGAAGGATGCTCCAATGTTTACAAAACTGATAGCTGATTACGATGTATGGACTTTCAACTATGGACATTTAACTAAAGAATTTCACGCAGGATTTAAAGCAATGCCGAATACAGAACCAAACAGTAATTGCTGGCTGGAATTAAATGATCCTGTATATGGTTATGGTGCTACAAACGCTTTAATTAAGGAAGGTGTTTCAAGAATTCAGTATCGCAAAGAAACAATGACACATTATTGTGAAGCTGTCGGTTTTGAGGTCATGTTTAACGGTTACAAATGCTTTGCTGTTAATATGGGGATGATGAGTAGTGACGATTTTGTGATTAATAACATTGACGATTATGATATGCTGATTGGCTTTGTTTTCAATGGTCACGAATGGAGATATTCTCTGCGTTCAACGAAGGTTGATTGTTCAAAGGTTGCTATGTTGTATGGCGGTGGCGGTCATAAGGGTGCTGCTGGGTTTAATACCAAAGAATGTGTTTTAGAAAAGGGTGATGACTGTGCAAATTCTTAAACACGGCAAATATTACCATCCACCGCAGTTATGCATCTGTCCAAAATGCGGATGCGAATTTGTGGTAGATGATGATGAATGTGAGCATTCTTACTTTGATGATATTTACGGATGTGAGTGTCCTGAATGTGATACAAGAAGTCCGTCAGTAGGGGATTATAAAAAATGGTAAAGATTATTAAAAGTGGTACAGATTGTGTGACGAAATTGTTTCATCAGGATGGCAGTTTAATTAAGTTTGAGTGTAGAATGTGTGGTTGCATTTTTGAAACCGACATTTATTCAATCAGAGCTTTTAGCAATCCTGTATATAGAGAATCAGTTTGTCCACAATGCTTGTCAACCACTAAGAAACTCGGTGCAATTGGATAATAAAATACATATTTTAAGGAGGTGTTGTTTTTTAATGTGGGAAGTGTATTATTATCAACACCCATTCAAACCAAAATCTTTGACTATCATTAATACTTTTGATACCAAAGACGAAGCTATTACCTATGTAATAGATAAAATGTACTATAACGGGTGTTGGTTGTTTATTAGAGAAAAAGATGCTAAATGCAATCAACTGGCTTAAATGTATGGGATAAACATTAAGGAGGTGCAAGAAGTGGATACAACGACAATTATATCAATTGTGATCTCGGCAGTTGCGGTAATAATTGCAATCGCTTGTGATATTTGTATTGCTGTAAATCACAAAAAATTAAAGAAGGCTGAGAGAAAAATTAAAAGCCTTGGCATCTACATAAAAACTACAAAAGCGTATATGAATGCTCTTGAGCAGGATTACAGAGAGGTGGTTAAGAAAACTGAGAGGGAGGCAGTGTAATGTTAGATTGTGAAAGACAAGTAATGAAAAGTTTATCAAAAGAACAATTGATTTACCTTATTGAACATTTGTTGCGTATTGAAGAACGAATTAGCACTTACTGTAGTGAGGTAACTAAAGAACATATGTGTTCTGATGAAGCTGTTTTCCATATTCGTGCGAGACTTTATGAGATACCTACTATTAACAGTATGACTATTAATAATAAGACTCTGCCTGTATATATTGATATGCAATTAGGTAAAATTACTGACGAAGAGTTTAGATGTATTTTGTGTGGTTAATAAGGAGGATTGGATAAGAATTGAGTAAGTGTATGTTATGTCTACATAAACAAATGTGTCGATATAACTATGGTGAGGACATTAATGTCCCTACCGAATGGTGCAAGTCAGCACGCAAATGTCCTCACTTTAACGATGACGATATATCATTTTGGCTTTATGCTGATATTAACGATGTTATGGACTACATCAAGGCTAAGAATAATGTTACAAATACGCAGTAAAGAGGTGGAATAATGTTACAGTTTGTATGTTTTGTCATTGGAGCGATATTCGGTGGTTGTTTTGCAGCTACTGTAATGGCACTTATTTTTGCTCATACTGACTTATATGTAAAGGATGACGATAATAACAATGAAGAAGAGTCTCTACAAGAGAGTGAACGATAAGGGTGAGTGGTGTCAAGAGGCTATCCGTAATAAACGATATGCACGACACGACATACATTGGTGTAAAAGATACTTGAATCGTTCATTCAGACGAAAAGAAAAGCAAATAAAAGAGGAGTTTTAAAAACGAAATGTTTAAGCTTTTAAAGAAAGGGACAAGAAAAAAACGCAATGGTACAAGTCACACCAGACGAATGGCGAAAGAAAAATCATAGTTGTTTAACTTGTGAATATTACAACCAAGAAGAGACGATGTGCAAAGCAAAGAACGAACTTTGTTCGCCGCCTCAGACGGGAAGTGCGGGTAACAAGTGTGTAGTTTATTCGCCCGAAGAATTTATTGATACTAAAAAATCAAGACGCACCACTGCAAGGTGGTTAGCAAGTCGTGAATCATATTGTAAAGGAGAAGTGTACTGTTCGGCTTGTAAGTGGTTTACTGGAAAGAACGCCTCTCATAATCCAATGTATAGCAACTATTGTCCACACTGTGGAAGTGTTATGGAAAATACAAAGAACTAAATATTAAGGAGCGATATAGATGCAAGATAGTCTTGGTGACAGAATGAAAAGATATGAGAATGTAAACAGAACATATCTCACAAGAAGAACTCCTGTAATAATCAGAGTTGACGGCAAAGCTTTTCATACATTTACTAAAGGATTTCAGAAGCCATTTGATAATTTTATGATTAGAGCTATGCAGACTACTATGCAATGTCTCTGTGAAAATATTCAAGGGTGTGTGTTTGGGTATACGCAATCTGATGAAATTACCATAGTGCTTGTAGATTACCAAACATTGGAAACAGGCGCATGGTTTGAATATAATGTTCAAAAAATGTGTAGTGTTGCAGCAAGCATGGCGACATTATACTTTAACCAATTTTTAAGTGGATTTTGCGAAGGACATATAACTGATGTATGGACATATACAGATCCAACAACGGATTATGAACGGGTGTATTACAAAGCTATGCAAAAAGGAGCTACATTTGATGCTCGTGTATTTAACATTCCAAAAGAAGAAGTGTGTAACAATATTTTTTGGCGGCAACTTGATGCTGCCCATAACGATTTAAGAATGTGGAAAGGTGATACATATACATATGAGGAACAGACAGGGAAGATTTTAAAGAATGATGAATGGATAAAAGTATAGTTTTACAGCTAAAACCGTGATTTCCGTTTTTATCTTTCAATAATTGCATTTATAGCAGTAAAATGAGCAGATAAAAACAGATATTGCGTAATTAACCAAAGAGGTGAAAATGTGTTTTATTTTTTAACACTATTGACCGTCATTTGTAATTGCAAAAAATAAAATATAAAATTAAAGGTGGTGATGCTATGAAGGATGTCTATTATGACTTTAAATCGAAAGGTGGTGGAAATAATTTCAAAAGATGTAAACGATATGACAGTTGAAGAAATAATTGATTCATTTCCTGATGAAAAAATTAAAGAAGCTGTTAAAAATGTTTATGATGCTGCTTACAAAAAAGGTCTTATGATTGGAGCATACTCAATTTCTACAATTGTATTGAGGAAGCTTAAAGGAAGTAAAAACCCTGCTTTAGCTGTAGCTAATACAATTAAGTTCTTAAAATCTAATAAACATATTGAGTCATATGATAAACAGCAAAAAGAGATTATAGAGAAAGGATTTTAAGATGTTAAAAACATCCAAAAATTATTTAGTTGATAAGGAATTAACTTGCAATGGTTGTACCTATTTAGATTTCAAATACAAGCAATGTAGAGCATTAAAAGAACAGCATTGTGTCTACGATAAATACGGAAACAAATTGACTACATATTGCATTTGTAAAAATTTAAATTGTGTAACCGTTCCTTCTAATTGTGATGAAGGTGATTTTATTACAGTTCTTAAGGATAAAAAATGTGTAGGATATAAAGCTAAAAATACAAATAAAAAAGATGATAGAAAGGTTGATACAATAAATGAGTAATAAAGGACTTGGATTAAGACAGACAAAAGGTAAATTTCAGATAATGGGTAAAGTTACCGGAGTTGAGAAAGATGGATTTTATAAAGAAGGTAAGTCATCAAACACTGGTAAGAGTTGGCGTAGAGTTAATTTTGGCGTAATGTATCAGCCTGATTCAGTTGCCTATGTTCAGCAGACTGGTTCTCAGCAAGATTATGTATATTTTAACAAGTCAGAGGTTGTTAATGGTAAGCGTGTAAGTGATACACAGAAAGTTGCTTGGGCAGACAGACATAAAGCTCCATCTGAAGAATACAATCTTGTTGGCGTTCATTGTGGAGTTGAAAAAATTGTTGATGATGACGGTAAGATTGTGAATAATAAAAAGACACTTGTTGCTTTTGATGCTTGTAAGGAAATTTCCGAACATCTTCAGGATAATGATAATGTATTTGTGAAAGGCAATATTAAGTTTTCTACATATAATGGCAAACACAACACTTCTTTTGACTTTGATCAAGTATCGCTGTGTCAGAAACCTATTGATTTTGACGATGAAAAATTTAAGCCTATAAATATGTTTAAGCAGGAAATTATTTTTATGGGTATTGAAAAAAATAAGGAAAACGATAATGAATTTATTGTGTCGGCTAAAGTAGTTAATTATAACTCTATTGAAGATATCGAAATGTATGTTCAGAACAGCAAAATAGCTCAGACTTTTAAGAAAATGCTTAAGCCTTATACTATGATTAAAGTAGGAGGTTATATTTCTGTCGAAACACCTGTTGAAGAAGTTGAAGTTGATGATGCTTGGGGTGTTGGTATTGAGATGGAAAAAGTGAAAGCTCCAACTGTTCGTAAATTGATTATCAATGGTGCTGACAAAGATACAATTGACACAGATACTTATTCAGAAGAAGTTATTGAGGAAGCTCTTTACAAGCAGAAAGCTAACGACAAGGCAAATAATGAATTTAAAACAACAAGCGACAGTGATGACTGGGGCGAAAATTACGAAGGTGAGGAATGGGATTAATGAATATCAGAAAAGCAACAGCAGTAAAAGAAAAACTTGGCTTTCTTCTTTATGGAAAGCAGGGTACTTGGAAATCAAGTCTTTGCTTGGAATTTGCAAAGTTTAAGAGAGAAGATGGTGAACCTTTTCGAGTTTTGTATATAGATGCTGAGGCAGGCTCTATTGATTCATATCTTGAAGGCTATGAAGCACAAGGCGTAGATACAAGTAATATTTTAATTGCTTACACACAGTCACTTACTGAGGCAGAAAATTTAATCAAGACAGCTTCAGCAAATGAAGAAATTTATTTAACTGATGATAATGGTAATGATGTTCTTGCTGTAGACTCTAATGGTGATAAATTTGTAGCAGATGCTATTGTTGTTGATGGACTGTCACTTCTTTATACAGCTCGTCAGCAAGGTATTGTAGAGTTCTCAAAAAAGAGAGCAGGAGTAAGAGCCAAAAAGAAAGAAATGGTTGGTGACGAAAAATTTGTTGCCATTGAGGGTGCTGGTCTTGAAGTTAAAGATTATCAGACACTTAAATTTGATGGTCAGTCATTCATTCTTGATCTTCTTGCAAGTGGCAAACATTTTGCTGTAACTTGTCGAGAAGAAGATGTAAAGGAAAATATGAAGGATAAAGATGGTCAGTTTAAGATGGTTGCCACTGGTGAGAAAAGACCACAGGGCTTTAAAGATGTTGCATACAATGTAAAGACTGTGCTTCACATGATACAGGATGAAGAAAGTGGTGAAGTGGTAGCTATTGTTGAGGGAAAAGATAGAACAAATATTTATCCACAAAATCAGTTTATTGAGCATCCTTCTCTTCTCGCTTGGCAAAAAGTTATTGATAGAAATAAAAATAAAAAGGAAATTAAGGTTGTCTCTTCACTTAATAATAGCGTTAATATTGAGGCTAAAAACATTGAAGAAACAGCTATTAAGGATGATGATGAAGTTTCATCAAAGGTAATTGATAGTAGTATTGAAGAATTGAAGAGTAAAATTTCTACCACATTGAAAAGTCTTGTAAGCACAAAGAAAGCGAAGGCAAAGAATTTAATTATTGAAGCTGGTCTTTCCCCTACATACAAACAGATTGAAGATAGTGCTACACTTCAGAAATACCTATCTATTCTTGAATCTGTTGTTTGATGAAATATGAAATGTTTTTATTGTAAAAACATTATAGATATTACAAAAATGTACGATGGCAGTTATGTGATAGATCAAAATCATTATTGCCATTGTGCATGTTTCATCCAATATAAAACAAATTTAAAAAGAAAACCGTGGACAGAAGATCAGGCAATAAAATATTTACAGCCATTAAAAAATAAGACCGAAGAAATAGCTAATAAGGCATATTATTTAGGTCAATTAGCAGAATGGTATTGTCAATTTTATGGGCAAAAAATAATGCCTAATAAGGCAAAGCAATTGATAAATATGATTGCCGATGGTAGGTATAAAGACATTACAATAAAGATACCAGTTGAAGATTTATACCAAATGTTTATTCGTAATCAGGATAAGTTAAAAAAAATTAATTATCAACTTGAGGCAAAAAAAATACGAACAGGACAATCTTTAACTATAGAATCTATGTTTGCGTATGACATAGCAGTCATCATAAATGATTATAACGATTATTGTGAATGGAAACAGGCAGCGTTGGAAGAGTCTGTGTTAAAAAAACAATCACTTAATGCTCGGCGTACACAAATAGATTATACTATTTTTAAAAAATATCATCGAAGTGAGAATAAAGGTGCTGACATTTCTGACATTATAGATGATATATGATTATAGGCACTTAAATTAAATGGGTGGTGATATTTTATAGAAGAACAAGAAATTAAACTTGACAATGTTCAAAATGAGATATTGTTTGTCGGAGCTATATATAAACAGCCATCATTACTTGTAGAATATGCTTCGCAAATAAGAAGTAAATATGATTTTACAGACGAAGTGACAAGATTTTTTTACGATAATGCTGTTTCTATTTACCAAAATCGTAGTCAATCTTTTAATTCATCTATCATAACAACATATATGACCGAAGATCAAGAAAGGTATCAATCTTATATTAATTATGGTGGTTGGTCAACTGTATCTAAATGGATGGAACTTGCTTTAGTTGAGAATGTAAAATCGTATGCAGAAGTATTAAAAAAATATTCTTTACTAAGAGAGTATTTTCGTAAGGGATTTAATGTTAGCAAAATCGTAACACATCCGAAATTTGAATCGTGGACTTCAAGTGATATTCCACGATTAGTTAGAAGTAAAATTGACAGGGTTCAAACTGTTATTTTAGGTAATGCTGATACTGAAATCTTAAATAATAAAATGACAGACATGATTCTTGACAGACTTAAAACACCTGATATGGGAATTTCAACACCTTATCCGATGTGGAACGAAATGTTTAAAGGCTTAAAAACAGAATGTTTAATGTGTGTTGGCATGAGGTCAAATGATGGTAAGTCACGATTTATGTTTAAATTGATTGCATACTTGGCATTGTATCAGAAAGAGCCAGTATGTGTGTTGTTAAATGAAATGTCAATTGAGAATATGAAATTTTGTTTACTAACTACTGTTATTAATAATCGAGAATTTGAAGAATTGCATGGTATTCATTTAAGTAAAAAAGAAAGAGAAATTACACTTGGGTTATACAAGGATAATAAAGGGGAGTTTATTATCCGTAAACAAAATGCCGAAGGTGAATTTATTGAATCGTTCGATGACTATTATGCCAGAGTCTCGCAATTATCAGATGAGTATGCAAACATTATTAAGGTAGCTGAATGGATTGAAAAAGAAACTAAGGGATTGATTTTTGCTGTTGATATGGTTTCTGCTTATGATAATCAAACATTAGAGTTAGAAATCCGAAAACAACATATGGTTAGTCAAACACAATATTTCTTTTATGATACATTAAAAGACACCGACAGCACAGTGGGTGATTGGACTGGATTAAAAGTTACTACAACAATGTTGTCAGAACTCACAAGGCAGTTGAATATTTTTATTTATTGTTCTATTCAGTTGACAGACGATACTAATTTTGTCAAACCTGAAGATTTGTGTTCATCAAATATCGCTAACTGTAAGCAATTAAAACATGTGCTTGATACATTGGTATTATTCAAATCCGTTGATTTAAAAGATTATTCTAAATATAAATATCTTGTTTATGATTCCGAATGGGGAGACTACGGAGAAGAATCGTTGGACAATAGTAAAAAATATTATATAGGAGTTACGGATAAGAATAGATTTGGCAATAAGCATAAAATGGTTTATGAAGTTAATCTTGATACCAATGAATGGTATGAACGAGGTGAATTAGTAGTTGTAGCAAGGGGAAGGTAAAAATGGATGTACAACGCTTAAAAGAACATATAATCAATAATGATTTTGTTCCACAGATTTTAGAATGTTTGAAATGCCATGATATTAAAGACAAAGGGGAGTATTATCAGTGTGCTAATCCAGACGGAGATAATCTTAATGCTATTACTGTATATAAAAATAGTTTACATACAATAGATTATACTCGCAACATAGAACAAAAAAATATCTCAGATATATTTAATTTGGTTATGTTTTTTCAGCATTGTAACTTTTTTCAATCATTAAAATATGTATGCCAGTGTATAGGCATTGATTATTATTATGATTTTAATAAAAATTTACCTGCAAGCCTTAAATTGACAAAACTACTTACGGAGCTTAGCATACATAACGATGGGGACATTTGTATTGAAAAGCCTATTGAGCCAATCAGTGAACATATTTTATCATATTATAAATCATATTTGAACGATATGTTTTACCAAGATAATATTGATTATCGAATACAAAAAATGTTTGAAGTTGGATATGATGAAGAAACAAACAGGATTACAATTCCAATTAGAGATGAATTAGGTAATTTGGTAGGTGTTAAGGGGAGGTATTTCTCTACCAATATACCTGACTATATAAATAAGTATTTATATATTGAACCTTGTGCTAAAGGTCAAATCTTATATGGATTGAATATCGCTTATGATTCAATTAAACAAAATAATTCTGTATATGTTGTTGAATCTGAAAAAGGTGTTATGCAGATGTTTTCAGGTGGCTACACAAACACAGTAGCCACCTGTGGCAAGAAAATTACACAAATTCAAGTTAATAAGTTATCAAGGATATGCGAGAATATTATTTTTGTTTATGATAAAGATGTTCAAATTGAAGAATTAAATCATATTGCTGATAAGTTTATGAATTATCTCAATATCTTTGCAGTTATTGATAAGCAAAATATATTATCTGAAAAGGAAAGTCCGTGTGATGATCCTAAAAAATTTAAAACATTGATCCAAAATGGAATGACAAGGTTGAGGTGATATAATGGAATGTAAATTAATCAATAGCAGTCCTAATGATATTAACAATATAACTGGGACAGTTTTACATAATAGAGGAATAAAAAATCCTTGCAAATATTTACATTTAACAGATGATGTTGTGTATTCTTATAAGTTGTTAGATAACATTGATAATGCAGTACGATGTTTTTGTAAAGTTACACCTGAAAAATCAAGGAAAGTTCACATTATAGTTGATTCTGATGTAGATGGATATACTTCGTCAGCAATAATGTATATGTATCTTAAAACGGTATGTCCAATGTGGGAACTGACATATTCGTTACATGATAAAAAGCAACATGGCTTATCGGAAGATATTACAATTCCAAAAGATACTCAATTATTAATTATTCCCGATGCTGGAAGCAATGATGTTGAACAATGTTGCAAGCTAAAAGAAGAAAATACACTTCTTGATATCATTATATTAGACCATCATATTATCGAAATTGATAATCCATATGCAATTATCGTTAATAACCAAAAAGGTAATTATCCCAACAAAGAGCTGTCGGGAGTAGGCATTACATATAAATTTTTACAAGCACTTGATGATGAATGGTTTAATTTTGAATCCGAGAAATATCTTGACCTTGTTGCATTAGGCAATATAAGTGATATGATGGATATTAGGAGCTATGAGACTAAAAGAATTATTGACAAAGGATTATCAAGTGTTTACAACCCTCTTTTTAAAGCATTAATCAAAAAACAATTTGATTCAATACATAATAGGGTTAATATTCATAATGTACAATTTTATATCGTTCCATTAATAAATGCTTTAATCAGAATGGGTTCACAAGAAGAAAAGGATTTGATGTTTCAGGCATTTATTGAACAGACTCAATATTTTGATTATAAGCCAAGAAATAAACCAACAATAGAAGAATCTATTTATGATAGAGTTGCTCGTTTTTGCAACAACGCTAAAGCAAGGCAACGAAACGCAATTAATAAAGCATTATCAAATGTATATAATGTAATTGATAATAGTTCCTCTTTAAATGATAAAGTATTGCTCGTTAATACAACACATATGGGGATTGACGAATCATTAACAGGTATTATGGCTATGAAGATAGCAGAAAAATATAAAAAACCGACTTTATGTTTAAGGAAAGCACAAGAAGATGGCTTATTTAGAGGTTCTGGGCGAAATTACAAAAATAGTAGTTGTGATAGTTTTAAAGAATTATTGGCTAAAACAGATACTTTTAAATTAGTGCAGGGACACGACAATGCCTTTGGTGTTGAGATATACGGTAAAAATGTTAAGAAAACTATATGTGAATTAAACTCATTGCCAATTAAAAATGAGTCAGTTATATTATGTGATTTTATTATCACTGCCGACTTTATGGATACTGGTGTCGTCAAGCGTATAGATGATTCCGCAGATATTTATGGGCAGAATATAGATGAACCTATTATTTTAGTAACTAATTTATTAGTGAAAAGAAGCCAGTTCAATCTTATGGGTAAGCAGTTCAATAATTGGCGTATTGAAACTGATAACGGAGTGTCTTTTGTTAAGTTTGGTGTTGATAATGCAAGCGATTCATTATGTAATCTTTTTGATGATTTTAGTGATACTGAAGAAGTAATGTTAAATGTAGTCGGTAAGACAAATATTAATGTATTCAATGGTATTATTACTTGTCAATTCATAGTAGACGATTATGAAGTAGTTGGAGGTGATAATGAGCAGTGACGGAAAAAATAGTACATTTACATAACCATTCTGAATTTTCTTTATTGGATGGTTACGGTCATCCTGAAGATTATTTAAAGAGGGCAAAAGAAATTGGAAGTCCTGCATTTGCAATAACGGAGCATGGTAATGAATATAGTTGGGTGTATTTTGATAAATTAAAAGCTCAATATCCTGATATTAAAATGATATATGGCGTTGAGTTATATGAAGCATTTGATATAACAGTTAATGATCCAAATAACAAATATTTTCATTTGATTGCTTTAGCAAAAAATGAGCAAGGTAGAATTGCCCTGAATGAACTTGTTACAAAAGGAGAATTTGAAGGTTATTATTATCATGGAAGAGTAGACTTAAGTGCTATAAAACCATATGCAAACGATTTAATTATTACATCAGCGTGTCTTGCTTCTAAGCTGTCAAGAGAAAAAGATTTTGATAAATGTATTGAATATGTAAACGAATATAAATCAATTTTCCCATATTTTTATCTTGAAATGCAATCACACGATGTTTCTGAACAATGTGAGTATAATCAAAAAATATTAAGACTTGCTTATGCAACTAATACAGAATTTATTGTCACTTGCGATTCCCATGTGGCAACTGAGGAAGATTTGCGTTATCAAAGTTACTTTGTACAAATAGCTCATGATACAGAAACTGCATCAGAAGTGTATAAAGATTGTTATATGCAATCTGTTGACGAAATACATACTATAATGGACAAACAGATAGGTAAAGATAATGTAAGTATTGCTTTAGCTAACACTGTTAAAATTGCTGATATGATAGATATAGTTAATATGCCATTTCAAAAACCTCAACTGCCTACATATCCAATACCATTAGGGTATAAAAATGATTATGAATATTTATCGTATTTATGTGAACAGGGTTATCAAGAATTTGGATTGAATAATTTACCTTTTGAGGAAGAAAAAATATATAAAGACAGATTGTCATATGAATTATCTGTTATTAATCAAATGGGTTTTAGTGGTTATTTCTTAATTGTGTGGGATTACATTAATTATGCTAAATCTCACAACATAGCAGTAGGATATGGCAGAGGATCGGGTGCAGGTTCAATAGTTAATTGGTTACTTGGCATATCTACAATCAATCCATTAGAACATAATTTGATTTTTGAAAGATTTTTAAATCCAGAAAGAGTGTCGATGCCTAAACAATATTGGGCATTTGTTGTGAACTTTATTACTCAAAGGTGTGTCTATAAAAAATAGATGCTAACGGTATCAGTTGAATAAGACTCTACATCAAGGCTTACAAGCAGATATGTAGAAAACATAATATAGACGAAGTAGCTGACTAAGAGAGCCTACGGTCTTTAATAAGATAGCAGGTAATACCGTGCTAAGTTAATTTACATAAAATTTATAAAAAAGGAGTGTGTTTTATATAAGAATAAAACAAGTAAAGAATTATTCTAATTATTATGTGTCAGATATGGGAGATGTATATAGCATTTGTCATAATAAGTTTAAAAAATTAAAACTGTGGAGTGATGGCAAAAGTAGATATTATATGGTTTCATTATGTAATGGAACAAAGCATACTAAAAAAGCATTAGTTCATCGTTTGGTAGCCGAGGCGTTTTTATCTAATCCAAACAATTTACCAGAAGTAAACCATATTGACTACAATTGCAAAAATAATGCAGTAAGCAATCTTGAGTGGTGTACAAGAGTATATAATATGCAACATTGTTTTAAAAAACATTCTCAAGTTAGAAATTATAAACCATGTGCTATATATCAAGATGGACATTTCATAAAAAAATTTCAAAGCATTGCAGAGGCGAGTAGATTTGCTACAGCATATTTACAAATAAGTGGTAGCAGCCTTTCCAAGTATAAAATAGTTAAAAATTATGAATTAAGATATGTAAATTAAAAAGTGTAACGACTAAATTGTACAGCAGAGGATGAGTTACTGCTGGAAGTGCAACAAGATATATGTAATATCAAGATATAGTCTAACTTTAAACTTTATTATTATAAAGGCTTATGAAAATAAGCATTAAAGTGGATATCGACACTGATTTTAATAAAAAAGAAGAAGTTCTGGCTTATTTAATGGACAAATACGGTTCTGATAGCGTATGTCAAATTATCAACTTTAGTTATATTAGTCCTATAGGGGCTATTAAAGATGTTGGTAAGGTCTTGGGCATACCATATAAAGTTACTGATAAATTAAGCAAGAAGTTTGTGTATAACGATTTTCAAGAAAACTTAGATAATGATCCGTCAATTATAGAAGAATATGGTGAATATTCTGAATTGTTTGATATAGCAAAACATATAAGTGGAAGAGTAAAAACTGTATCAATGCACGCTGGTGGTGTAGGAATAGTTGACACTAAAATAACCGATTATATGGCTATACATAGAGGCAAAGATGATGCAAGAGTTATAGAAGTTGACAAAAGAGTAATTGAAGAAATTGGTATCATTAAATTTGACCTTCTTGGTGTGACAACTTTAAATATAGTTCAGGAAGTTATTAATTCGCTGAATTTAAATCCGGATTTTTTCAGTGCAAGTAATAGTGAATTTATGAATGATACAGCTACATATGATTTACTTGCCAGTGGTAAAACTGATGGCGTTTTTCAGGTTGAAAGTCAAGGAATGAAAGATATTTTAATGAGATTAAAGCCAACAAACATTGATGATGTTTCGGCAGTATTAGCCTTATATCGTCCTGACAGTATGGGAATGGTAAACCAATTTATTCATAATAAAATACATCCTGAAGATATAACTTACATACATCCTGATATGCAACCTATTTTAAAAAATAGTTATGGTTGTTTAATATATCAAGAAGAAGTTATGGAAATCACAAGAGTGTTTGGTGGCAGGACTTATGGTGGAGCAGACTTATTTCGTAAAGCTATTGGTAAGAAAAATATTGAACTTGTAAAAAAAGAATCAGCAAAATTAAAAAATGAAATCATCAATAATGGTTATGGTGAAGATTTAGCTGACAAAATCAGTAATAATCTGGCTGAAATGGGTGGTTATTCGTTTAATTCAGCTCATAGTATTGCTTATGCTATGCTAACTTATCAAACTGCATATCTTAAGGCTCATTATCCTGTTGAGTTTTTTTGTGCATTGCTTAATAAAAATAAAGATGATTATGGTGCAATTAATAAATACATTATGGACGCAAAACAATTTGGCGTAATAATCAATCCACCTCATGTAAATAAATCAAAAAGCGGATTTTCTGTGTATGACGGACAAATTATGTTTGGGTTATCTGCCATTAATGGTATAGGCGAAAAAATAGCTTCTGTAATTTTAAATGAAAGACAAGCAAATGGTACATTCCATAATTTTTATGATTTTTTGCAAAGAGTATCACCAACAAAAACTCAGATGGTTTCTTTAATTAAAGCTGGGGCAATTCCTTGTAATAATAAAAAAAATTTGCTAATTAAATATTTTAAATATATTATAGGACACAAGGAATACAAACCTGTAAAAACATTACCCTCATTGTCAATATTAAGAAATATGGGTATTGACACCGATACTGTTAAAGACAAAGCAGAAAGGTTAAGAAAGTATAATTTACGCAAAAAAATTGAGTTTGATATTGAGCAAGAACAACAAGAAAAAAAACAATTGTTAATTTATATTGATAAATATGGTCAAGATGAAAAATTCTGGGAATTTAGTGCTTTGTCAGTTTTCTTAACGGACAATCCATTTAATGAAAGTTATCAATATTGTAATACGATATACAATGATGTACAAGAAGGATGTTTATGTACACTTGTTGGTGTTATTGCTAAAATTCAAAAGAAAAAAGACCGATATAAAAATCAATTCGCATTTATCAATTTATACTCAACAAACGGTATTATAGAGGTGACTGTTTGGAGTTCAGTATATAAGAGATATATTGATTTTCTCAATAGAGGCGAGAGAGTGGTTTTAAAGTGCTGTAAAAGATCAAAGGATTGTTGTGAGGTACAAGCTGTTAAATCATATAACAGATGGTTATTTGAAAAAAGAAATACATTAGACAAGAAGGAGGTGGGTTAATGTCAAACAAAGATATTATGTGTTTTCAAGCTGAAATATGTCAAGAACGATATTATAATGAAAATTCTTGTTGGGGAGTTTATACATTTAAGACACAAGACGAAATTAAATACTTTAACGGAAATCCAAAAGAATATATAAGTGATGAAGGTAAATCAACATATTATTATTCTGTTTTATGTGGTGAAATGCAGCAATTGTTTGGTGGATGTATATATAGCGTTGAAGCTACTCCTGTATATAATAAAAAATATAATTGTTGGCAATATCAACCTCTGTCAGTTAAAGAAATAAATCAATGTTCAGAAAAAAACCAATATAATTTCCTTGTATCAATTTTATCTGAAAAGCAAGCAGATTCTTTACTTTCGGTATATCCTGATATTGTACAAAGGGTGATGAAAAATAAAGATGTTGACATTAATAAAATTAAAGGTATTGATGATGACAAATGGCAACTATGCAAACAGAAAATCATAAATAATTATAGTATGAAAGATATTTTGGCACTATTATCTCCTTATGGTATTAGCAACACAATATGTCAAAAACTAATATCTCTTGAAAGTCAGCCTGAATTGTTAAAACAAAAGATATTTAAAAATCCTTATGTAATTACTAAAGTAAAAGGGTTAGGGTTTAAAAGGGCTGATGGAGTGGCTTTAAAAATAAGACCAGATTTAAAAAATTCACTTGAAAGAGTTACTGCATTTCTTAAATATTATTTTAGTGTACTTGGCGAGGAAAGTGGTGATACTTATATAGATTTTCAAAAATTAAGAGAAGATGTCATTGACAATATTCCAGAGTGCATTAATGAATTTGATGATTTTATAACTTCACAAAGGCAGTCTAAAAACTTTTTATGGATTGACAATAACAATGTAGGGTTGAGAAAATATTACGATAAAGAAATGGCTGTTCTTGAAACTATTGTAAATTTAGATAATGGAACTGTAATGAATATTGATGAAAGTTATGTGGATAAAGTAATTCGGGATGCTGAATTATCGCAAGGATTTGAGTTTGATGCGACACAACTTGATGTAATTAGAGGTTCATTAAATAAGCCTGTCGTGCTAATTACAGGTAAAGCAGGTACAGGTAAGACGAGTATTACAAGAGCTTTACTTGATATTTACACATATAATAATATGGAAATTAGATGTTGTGCATTATCAGCTAAAGCAGCTCAACGAATTACAGAAGCCACAGGGTACAAAGCAAGTACAATTCACCGTTTATTAAAATATCAACAAGATAGTGATTCTTCAATAGAAGAGCAGTTTAAATATAATTCACATAATCCTTTGCCAATTGATGTTTTATTTATTGATGAGTTTTCTATGATTAATGTGCCATTGGCATTGTCAATATTGTCAGCCGTTAAACAAGGTACAAGAGTAATTATCTGTGGTGATAATCGACAACTTCCTCCAATTGGCTACGGTAATGTTTTTAATGACCTTTTAGGATTTTCAAATAAATTCACTATTTATAAACTACATAAAGTACATAGGCAGGCTGAAAAGTCTGGTATCTTAACTAATGCAAATAAGATAAGAGATGGTATTGATCCTATTCCTCGTAAAGAAATGCGGATGGTAGTTGGCGATAATAAAGATTTAATTTATCAATTCCGTACCAATAGAGAAGGTTTAAGAGATATAGGTATAAAGTCTTATTTAAACGCTGTTAATAAATTTGGAATTGACAATGTAGTGATAATTACCCCACGAAAGAGTGATTGTATTAACTCCACTGCCGAAATTAATCAAATTATTCAAAATAATTTATTGCCAAATGCACCCAGTGTTAAAACTATTAATGGTATATTAAAAGTGGGTGCAAAGGTGATTCAAAGAGTTAATAATTACGACAAAGATATTTTTAATGGTGAAATCGGCTATGTTACAAGTATTACGCATATAAAGCAAGATAAGACGAAAAAACAAGGTAAGAGTATATGTGTGTCAGTTGAATACAATAATTTATTAGATGAAAACTTAAAAAAAACGGTTAATTACATTGATTCAGAAGTGAATGAAGTGCAACTTGCTTATGCTTTAACAGTGCATTTAAGTCAAGGTAGTGGTTATGATTGTGTAATTGTAATTATAGACAATACCGATTACATTTTATTAGACAATTGTTTATTGTATACTGCTCTTACAAGAGCTAAAAAGAAATGTATGCTTTTAGCAGAACCATCAGCATATAAACAGGCATTAAGAAAAAATCATTCATTAAGTAGAAAAACATGGTTAAATCTATTGACAAATTAATATGTATGGTGTACAATATATATTGTAAATCACAAGAATACAAATGACGGTCATATCTTGATTAAATTGATAATAAGCGTCTAAATATTAAACAAATAATACACATATTGTTGGATCTTAAACGATATGTGATGTATTATTTTACCTATAATAACCGTCACTTGTAATTATATTAAATGTATTATGGAACATAAATTAAAAAATGTAATTAAGAAAGGTGATTGAATGAGGCAAAAAATTGAACTTGTTACACTTAAGGATGTATCTGATTTTACAGAAGCTGTAAGTCAGATTGACGAAGAAGTAACTCTTATCGGTAAAGACGAAAACGGCAAAGATTGGTCTATTAGTGGCAAATCATTTCTTGCAAGTCTTGTTCTTGCAAACGGTGTTGAGAGAGCAAAAACCAAAGCAGCACATAATGTTGATTGGAATACTATTACTTGTGTGTGTGACAAGGATATTTACTCAGTAATTAGTAAGTGGGCAGTAGGCTCAGTTATGGAGTAAGCTATGGAAAACAAAATACATAGAACAGTAATGTTACACATTCAGCTTCAGCGAGATGATTTTGACGATTTTCTTCACATAGCAGATGAATTAATGAGTGGCATTATTGAGGTGGCACAGGGTAAGGAAGTGTTGTCCGGTAAAAGTCTACTTGGATTAATGCTTATAGACACAAATAAGCCACAAACACTTATTATCAGAGGTTTTTTCACTGATAATTATGTGGATAAATTTAGAAAATGGGAAATTAAGGAAGGGTGATTATATCCGATTCGGTAAGAAGATAGCAAGTTTATGGGTAATGTTAGGTATGATGTTTGGCTTTTCGGCTTGTGGAGAACCAAACATCTCCACCCCTGACACTGCAACACGAGACACAGCCACTAAAGATACGGCAGTCAAATCAACAACGCAACCTACAACCGTGCATGTCACAATAGAATCAACAACAGTAAAACCAACTGAGACAACTAAAAAAGACAAGAAGAAGGTCAAAACAACCTCTCCTCCTACAGAACCGCCAACAGAAAAAGTTGAAGTTCAAGCAGAAACAAAAACTATTACAAAATCAAATAATACATATAACACATCGTCAGATGAGGTAGATTTGTTGGCAAGAGTAATTTATTGCGAAGCGGGTAATTGTAGTGAGTATTGTCAGTGGTTGGTAGGTTCAACGGCAATGAATTTAGCTGACAGCAACGGTGGATTGAGAGCAGTAGCTTTTGATTATAATACATTCAATGTGGCAGGTATTCTTTACACAAGAGATCCGAGTGAGTTGTCTTATTCGGTTGCTCAAAGGATATTGAGTGGTGACAGAGATTATAATGTCAAAGCGTTTAGAATGAGTTATTATCATTCATTTGGAGCACCGTATGCAGTGGTGGATAATGTTTATTTCAGCAGTTACTAAAAGGAGACAATGATAATGATGGCTGTTAAATCAATTGTATTAGTTCTCGGAGCTTCAGGCTCTGGTAAGGATTACTTAGTAGACAAAGTTTGTAAGGAATATAATCGCAAAAAGGTTGTGTCTTATACGACACGACCAAGAAGAGATAATGAATCTCCTAACTCACATATTTTTGTAACAGATGAGGAGTTTGATAAACTGACCAATATCGTGGCTTATACCGAGTTTAATGGCTATAGATATTGTGCAACTCAACAGCAAATTGATGACGCTGATTTTTACATAATTGATCCGAGGGGACTTGAGGATTTCAAGAATAATTACAAAGGCGATAAACTAATTGACTCTGTACTAATAGATTGTCCTGCTGTTGAAAGATTCTTGAGAATGAAGAAAAGGTATAAAGACAGCAAAACAGGGACTGTAAAAGCTATGGAGCGTATTATAAACGACCGTAAAGAGTTTAAAGATATTGAAGAAAAAGTTGACTATGTAATCTCAAATCGCACCGAGGAAGATGCTAAAGACTGTGTGTTCTTGCTCAAAGCAATGTCAGAAGCTATAACACCATGTTTTATAAGACAGAATGGGTAAACAAGTCTGTAGAAAGACAGGCAAAATATGACAAAGAGAAAATACAATGAAGTTCATAGAGGTGAATTAAATGAGTAAAGAGAAAAAGCCAATTTTAAACTTGCAGAAGGGCTGTCCGTTTTGTGGCAACACAGACTTAGTTTCGGGATGTAGCTACATTTTGAACAGAGCTGAGATTATATGTAGAGCTTGTCATTCTATTTTTTTCATATAAAATTGAAGAACCTAATTCAAGAGCCGATGAGACAAAGACGACAGTGAAAAGCACAGAATCAATAGCAGAAGCTATCTTATCAGAACTCAAAGATATTAAGTCATATGTAGCTGAACTGGCAGGATACACTATTGAAGATTAATTAAGAGGGGAACAGAAAAAAATGTCAAATAAAAGTTTGTTAGGTTACTTAACAGCAATCACAGCAATCGCATTAGTTGTTATCGCAGTTATTGCGTTTCCTGTGATGAATTTTAGCAATGACCACACATACACCGTAACAATCACCGATAAAGAGCGTGTGACAACACAGGTTGCCGAAGGTCAGACCGACAGCAAATATCTTATTTACGGTGAAGATGAAAACGGAAAGACTTATGTTTTCGAGGACACAGATACATTGTTCAGATGGAAATTCAATTCGTCTGATGTCTTCGGTGCTTTAAAGGAGGGCGAAACCTACGAATTAACGGTTATCGGATTTCGTGTCCACATCTTCAATTGGTACGAAAATATTATTGATTTTAAGGCGGTGAAATAATATGTATCACGGTATCAAATACAAAGGCTTACGCTATAAACTTTTTTCTTTCCGTTGGAAACGAAAAAATCGCAATTGGAAGGATTGCCCGAAAAAACGCAAGGCAATGAAAAAGGATTGGGAAAGAAAGTGCAACCAATGATTGAAAAAGAATTAAAAATCCGTGATAATTGCGGTTACTATGCGTTGGATATACCCAATTATAATGGTAACAATTTTACTTTGCTTTTTAATTCAAGGAGAAATGCCGAAACAGTTAAGCATATTATCGAAGTTGATGATAGTAAACCCAATAACGCTACGGTGTGTGAAATGGAAGAGATTAAACACGGAAAGTGGGAATACGACAGCGGGGATGTCGGCTATACAAATTATTTATGTTCTGAGTGTAAAAATTTTCTCACTTTTTACGAGGAGATTGATTTGTATCCATATTGCCCTTACTGTGGGGTAAAAATGGATAAGGAGTGAGCAAAAGGAATGGGGAAGATAAATGACGGTTTCTGAATTGTATCATTTGTTACAATATTTGGTGGCTGATGGGAAAGGTGATTATCAGGTTACTTGTGAAGCTTTTACTGTTGGCACTGACGATGACATCGAAATAGATAACAACAATAAAGAGATTTCATTTTGAAAGGTGGTGGTGTATATGCTTGTAAACAGCAACGCTGATAAATAATAAGTAAGTTAGGAGGAATTGAATGAAGCAATTTGAAAAAACAGTGTATGTCAGCCACAAATACGGTGGTGACAAAAACAATCTCAAAGAGGTTGAAGAAATCATTAGAACACAGCAAAAGAAACATCCGAATTATATGTTTATTTCACCGATACATATGTTTGGCTTTCTGTACAACGATATGTCTTACGAAGATGGGCTTGAACTTTGCCTGTATCAGCTTGCAAAGTGTGACGAAATATGGGTGACAGGCGAAAAATGGTACGATTCAACAGGTGTTATCAAGGAAATTGAGTACGCAAACGCACATAAAATTGATGTTTTATTCGTAACAAACGCAGAAGATAATCCACACAAAATTGAAGGTTCTGCTGATTACATTAGGGGTTTTGCTAAAGGTGTAAAACTTGGCAAAAAAGAATGGCAAGAAAACACGAGTAAAAAAAATAAAGTCGCATACATAAATGAAGATAACATTGTTCGTACATACATCTCTCATTTTCCTTTTTCTTTTGTTGTCAAATGCCCTTTCTGCGAGCTTGCACATAGAATCACACTTCACGATAAAAACCCAGCGAGAATATCTTGTAATAATTGCCATAATTTATTTGATTTTAGTAATCTTACATATGGTGATATTCTCTGAAAGTATAGGTGATTAAATGAAAGTAATTAAACGAGATGGTCGAGAAGTGGATTTTGACCGCAATAAGATTATTTCTGCAATTGGAAAAGCAAATAGTGAATCTCATATAAATCATGAAAAAACATTGTCTGATGATGAAATTAAAAATATTGCTACAAGAATTTATGATAAGCTCAGACGAAGTAAGCGAATTTATTCAGTTGAAGATATACAGGATTTAATTGAAGAATACATAGATAAATACGGTTGTTTTTCTTTGGTAAAAAGATACACACTTTACCGATACAAGCAGAGTCTAATCCGTAAGAAGAACACTACTGACGATGCAATCCTTTCACTGATTGATTTAAGCAACGAGAACATCAAACAGGAAAACTCAAATAAAAATCCCACTATCATTCCTACTCAGCGTGACTATATGGCAGGTGAGGTCAGCAAAGATTTGACTGATAGAGTTTTACTTCCTCAAGATATTGTTGAGGCTGACAGAGAAGGAATTATTCATTTCCACGATAAAGATTACTTTGCACAACATACTTATAATTGTTGCTTATGTAATCTTGATGATATGCTCCAGAACGGAACGGTTATCAGTGGCACTATGATTGAGAAACCACACAGTTTTTCAACGGCTTGTACAATTGCAACACAGATTATTGCTCAGGTTGCCAGCAGTCAATATGGCGGACAGAGTATCAGTCTTACTGCTCTCGCACCGTTTGTGAATATTAGCCGACAGCACATTAAAGATGAATTGAGAAGAGAGTGGAGTCAGTGTGGATTTGAAACTGACGAAAATAAGATTGCCGAAATAGCCGAAGAAAGACTTCAGAAGGAAATCAACAAAGGTGTTCAGACAATCCAATATCAAGTAGAAACACTTTTAACAACTAATGGACAAGCTCCTTTTATTACAGTGTTTATGTATCTTAATGAAACTAACAATGAGCAAGAGAAACACGACCTCGCTATGATTATTGAAGAAACACTTAATCAAAGATATAAAGGCGTTAAAAACGAAAAGGGTGTATGGATTACTCCTGCTTTTCCAAAGCTTATTTATGTGCTTGAAGAGGATAACATTACTAAAGACAGCAAGTATTGGTATCTTACGGAGCTTGCCGCAAAGTGCTCAGCTAAAAGGCTTGTTCCGGATTATATATCTGAAAAGGTGATGAAAAAACTAAAAGAAGGAAATTGTTTCCCTTCGATGGGTTAAATGGCTCATCTAAAACTCCGTGAACATAAATCAAAATGGTGTGCATTACACGAATAGGAACTGTAGGAAATGACAGTTAAGTAATGTGCTAACAGGGGACTTTCGGGGTGAAACTTAGACTTGAACTATCCTGTGCCAAGACGCATATACAAGCTTTGTAATATGACGAATGTTAAAAGAATACAAAGGATTTTATGTGGATGAACAATGCAATATATATAATGCAAAAGGGCATAAGTTGTCGCCGTATATAGGCGTAGATGGATATGCCCACATCACAAGAAGTGAGAACAATAAAAAATACAGATACAGAGTTCATACAATAATCGCTAATGTGTTTGTGCCGAATCCTAATGGTTTTAAATATGTGAATCATATTGACAGCAACAAACTAAATAACAATCCTGAAAATTTAGAATGGTGTACAAATTCACAAAATGTTTATCACGGTTGGCATAGTGGTAATCGAACACATAAAAATAGAACAAAAGTATCTGTATATTTGAATGGCAAACTTATTAATACATACCCGTCTATTCGACAATTATCAATGGATTTACAATTGGATAGACATAAAGTAGCAAGAATATTGAAAGGAGAATCAAACAATTGTTACAAGTATAAGTTTGTGTATGCGTAAGGTTAAGAGACTATCGAAAGCATAGCACAAATAGCTTTGTGTGATGAAGTGAGTAGAGTACATCTGAATAATGATACAGATGGAAGTGCGGAGTGAGCGAGTTAGCATAATAACTCCCAAAGATATAGTCCAGACTGTTGATACCGAACAGTCAGTGTAGAAGCTTTTTATCACCGTACAAAGAAAATGGTGAATACAAATTTTACGGCAGATTCAACAAAGGTGTAGTTACAATCAATCTTGTTGATGTAGCCTTATCGTCAGGTAAAGATAAAGAGAAGTTTTGGAGGATTTTTGATGAGAGATTAGAGCTGTGTCATAAAGCCCTCTTGTGCAGATATGAGAGGCTGAAAGGAACAGTGTCGGATGTAGCTCCGATTATTTGGCAACACGGTGCATTAGCAAGACTTCAGAAAGGTGAAACCATTGATAAATTGCTTGTTGGTGGTTATTCGTCAATATCACTTGGTTATGCAGGATTGTATGAGTGTGTAAAGTATATGACAGGCAAATCTCATACAGATCCGGAAGTAACACCGTTCGCACTTGATATTATGAGATATATGAACAAAAAGTGCGATGAATGGAATGAGCAACTTGATTTAGGTTTTTCGCTGTATGGTTCTCCGATTGAAAGCACAACTTATAAGTTTGCAAAATGTTTACAGCGAAGATTTGGTATTATCGAAGGTATTACAGATAAAAACTACATCACAAATAGTTATCATGTAAATGTCAGAGAGCCTATTGACGCCTTTGCAAAACTGAAACTTGAATCACAGTTTCAGGCATTAAGTTTGGGTGGTGCAATTAGTTATATTGAAACTTCTAATTTGCAAAATAACACAGAAGCTGTTCTGTCTGTTATGCAATTTATCTACGACAATATCATGTATGCTGAACTCAACACCAAAAGTGATTACTGTCAAGTGTGCGGATATGACGGAGAGATTGATGTAATAGAAAATGAAAACGGTAAACTTATTTGGAAGTGTCCAAACTGTGGCAACACAGATGAAAGTAAATTGAACATCTGTCGGAGAACTTGTGGGTTAAGTGTAAGCCCACTTTAAACCGAATAAACTGCGGGGAAGTCCCCATAACCTTAATGGCTACAACATAGCTGGAAACGGCAAGTGTGAATGCGGTATAGGATTAAATCTGTCAGTCCGATAGGATAGAAACCATAAAAACATTAAGCAAGGGATTACCGAGTGTGCAAGTCACTCTTACGCAACGAAACTCCTTAACAGGCAACGCTGATGGAGGACGCTCAACGACTATAATTTCGGGGAATTGTTTCTTATGCAAACAATGATATTGTATAGTCTACTCCCCTAATAAATATCGGGAAACCGAGGGTATAAAAGGATATAGGAACTAACTTCTGGAATCAAGGAAGAACACAAGAGATCAAAGAAAGATATGTGCATTTAGGTGGCAACGAGTGAATTACATCAAAATCACTAAACACGATATTGCCAATGGAGTTGGAGTCAGAGTTGTACTATGGGTAAGCGGTTGTACCGTTCATTGTTACAACTGTCAAAATCCTTCAACTTGGGATTTTACAGCCGGACAACCATTTACTAATGACACTATGACTGAATTACTTGAAGCGTTAAGTCCTGATTATATATCGGGGCTAACGCTCTCAGGTGGGCATCCATTGGAGCAAGCAAATCAACAACAAATATCTAATATTGTCCAAACGGTCAAAACCAAATTGCCAAGCAAAACAATATGGCTATATACAGGTTATACATACGAACAGATATTGAAATCTAAGTTGATTGTAAACGAAATCTTGCCTTATATAGATATTCTTGTTGATGGAAAATATGATTGCACCAAGCGAGACATCACACTTGCTTGGTGTGGCTCATCAAACCAAAGGGTAATCAAAGTTCAAGAAAGTTTGAAATCAGAACAAGTAGTAACACTATAAGGAGATGGTAAATATAGATTATTTGAAAAATCCTTTTAATTATATTGGTGGTAAGTATAAATTGCTGCCTCAGATTCTACCTCTCTTTCCGAAGAAAATTGATAAATTTGTAGATTTGTTCGGAGGGGGTGGAGAAGTTTCACTAAATGTGAATGCAAAACAGGTTGTGTATAACGACAAATGTAAACCACTCGTTAATATCTTCAGAAATCTCGATAGTAAATTCGTAGACGAAGTTAAAGAAATGATTGATACATACAAATTGAACAAGTTTAGTAAGCAAGAATTTCTTAATTTAAGAAGTTACTATAATACAAATCTGAAAGATAATCTTGATAGAGAAAATGCAGTAGTTTTATATTGCTTAATTACTCACGCATTCAACTATCAAATAGCCTTTAATAAGAATAAAGAGTTTAATATGCCGTCTGGTGCAAGCAGGTCTTACTTCTCTAAATCATTAGAGGATAAACTTGTAAAATACATAGAAGCTATCGACAAGAAAAATATTAGTTTTTACAGCAGCGATTTTCATAATTTGAATTTAGATTCGCCAGAATTTAATAACACTTTCTATTATTGTGATCCGCCTTATCTTATTACTGTTGGTGGATATGAACGAGATTATTTTTGTAAATGGTCAGAAGATTATGAGAGAGAACTTCTTAATTTACTTGACATTATTAACTCAAAAGGTGGCAAATTTGCTTTGTCGAATGTTACAGAACACAAAGGTAAAGAAAATACAATTCTTAAAGAGTGGAGTAAGAACTACAACACACATTATCTAATCAAAGATTACAATAATTGCAACTATCAAACTAAGGTAAAAACAGGCAACAGTTCAATAGAAGTTTTAATTACAAATTATTAAGAAAATTGACAAGGGAGATGGTATTTTAGAATATGGCTACCGCAAATGATTTTCCTATCTCTAAGGAAAATATAGAAAAGTATTGTGATGCAACAATTGCTCTTAGAGATAATTTAGAAGCATTGCAACTTTACTCAGAAAGATATCGTGAGCTTAAATCACAATTCAATTCATATTATGGGCAAATTGATGATTTATTACATCAGATTTCTTTAGAAAATACAACTGATAGTCAAAAAGCGATCTTGATTGATAAGTTGTGCGAAGTAAAGGCGGAGCAAGCAATAATAAAAGATTTTATGGAAGTATTTACTCCTATAAAGGAATGGTACTCTATTCATCATTGTGAACTTGATAGTTTTAAATCAGTAGTCGATAAAATAATAAAAATCAGAGAAAAACAATCTAAAAGGCACTATGTCCAAAGAACCAATGTTGTTAAAGAGACATTGGGGAGAGAGTCACAAATTATTAAAGGAGATGACGAAAATCAAAACAGCTAAAGAGTTAGAAGATACAATCAACTTTTTCACACAAACAACTGAAGATTTTCAAAACAATATTAAAAACGAATCATTGCACGACTACGAAACACAAGATATCTTACATAAACTTGAACTTGAAGATGTGTCGTATCACGACACTGCCAAACTTGGGAAAGCTTTAACGAAAGTTAGAGAGAACCGTAGAAAAGCAAAAGATAGTGTAGAACTTAATGCTCCATTAGTAGAATGGATTCAGTCACATTCTGATGCGTTAAAATCATTACAGAAAGTTCTGGGAGAGACCAGAAAAATTGAGGACAAACAGCGTAGAAGAATGTATGTCCCAAGAACGAAGATTGTCGAGGAGGTAATTCATTGATAAATACAGGGTGGGCATTTAAGCCTAATGAGAAAGAACTTCATGAAGAAAATCTTGCAATATACAAGAAACTTGCACCGAAAGCAAAATTGATTTGGCTGAACTTTTACACAAAGAAGTACGATGTTACACAAGACGATTTGCAGAATTATATGTGTTACACGCAGAAGGGATATGGTTACGGTAACATTACATACAAGGTGTTAAGTAATCCGTTCAATTTCACAGAAGATGAACAGGCTCTGATTTGCGATGGTGGCAATCTTTGTTTTGGTTATCGTAAATTGGGCAACTTAATTACGATTTATATAGATTAAGGAGATATTAATGAAGTATATGGGAAGCAAGTCTCGTATTGCTAAATATATTGTTCCAATATTACAGGAATGTATTGACAGCAATCATGTGACTACATACATAGAACCCTTTGTTGGAGGGGGTAATGTAATTGATAAGATTCGTTGTCAAGAGCGTATAGGCTCTGACATAAATCCGTACCTGATAGCATTGCTCAAAAGAGTACAAGAAGGAAAACCTTTACTTGATGAAGTGTCGAGAGATACATACAACCTTGTGAGAGATGCTTGGAAAAACGGGACAGATAAAGACAAATACGAACAGTGGTATGTTGGCAATGTAGGTTTTCTTGCTTCGTATAATGGCAGATGGTTTGATGGCTGGTATGCAAAGCCTTACATTGTAAAAACACCTAATGGGAGTAAAACCCGTGACGGGTATCAAGGGAGTAAACGCAACCTCGAAAAACAGGCAAGTAATTTGTTCAATATTACTTTAAAGTGTAACGAATATAAGGAGTACGCTCCACAACACTACAAAGGTTGTGTATTTTACCTTGATCCACCGTATTTGAACACTAAACCATACAGTATTAATCCAACTTTTGACCACGAGGTTTTTTGGAGTTGGGCAAGAGAGTTGTCTAAAAACAATTATGTGTATATTAGCGAACTTGTTGCCCCAAAAGACTTTGAAATAGTTTGGAACAGGTCAACATTAGTTAGCATAGATGCACACAACACAAAAACAAGAAATGAATGTTTGTTTAAATGGAAAGGATAATGATAAATGATTCATTTTGTGAGCAGAAAACAGATTGACGCCATCATTAAAGAGTGTCAAAAGTTAGATGAGCTAATGGTACTTGTCGTAATGCAAGAAGATGGAAGTGGTTTTACTGTTGTGTGTGATCATATTGTATCGCATTGTGATGATTTGATTTACACACACATAACAAAAGGATATGCTTCGTTTGTATTTAGCAATAATAGTAAGATTGAAGTGGTTACAGACAAATACAAAGGTAAAGGTGAGAAATACAATAGTATGATTATAGACAAAAACATTGACTCGGAGCTTATTAAAACCTTCTGCGCTCCGTCCAATCTATCTTACAAAGAAAAAATGGAATTAAGAAGGAGAATGATAAATGTATATTGTACAAGTAAGACACATACAGGATAAAAACGCAAAAAGATATACATGCAAAGTCCCAGATAATGAATCTCTTAATAAAGGAGATATGGTTCTGGCACGAAATGCTAATGGCAAAGAAAGTGTTGCGATTTGTGTTACAGATAGCGAAAACCTTTCGACTAATGCCATTGATATGATTATGTGTGGTGCTGAAGTGCTGAGCGAAGTTATTGGAATATATAAAATTTATAAGTTTAAAACTGAATCCGAGATAGATTTGGAAAATACCGCAAGTGAATACACACAAGCAATGGCAAAATATTGTACAGCAACAATTCCAGAGGTGTAAAAATGGCAGATAAAACACGAGTTTTAAAAGGTAAAAATTATGAACTTGTAAACTTTTGTGAGCTTGATAAATACGCAACAAAAAGTTATTGTGCAGTTCATGGTGTGGACGAAAGTTTAAATTTAGGAGATATAACAAAGGTTGATGAAAATAATTTAAAACCATTTACTATGATATGTGGAGGAAGTCCTTGCCAAGATTTTTCAATATCGGGTAAACAGGCAGGTAGTATGTGGAAATGCAAAGATTGTCAGCATGAATACAATCCGCTTACAGTACATTTTTCCACAAGAGATAAATGTCCGAATTGTGGTAGTTACAATCTCGATAAGACAAGGAGCTCCTTACTTGTCGAATGGTTGAGAATTATTAAGGCGAATAAACCTAAATGGGGTATTTATGAAAATGTAAAAAACATTGTGGGTAAAAAATTCAAAGAGACCTTCGATATGTTTATTAACGAACTTCACGAATACGGCTACAATACATATTGGCAAGTTTTAAATGCTAAAAATTACGGAATACCACAAAATAGAGAGCGTGTGTACTTAATTATTATAAAAAAAGAGTTAGACAATGGTCGGTTTAAATTCCCTAAACCATTTGATAATGGCAAACGCATCAAGGATGTTCTTGAAGATGAGGTTGACGATAAATATTATATCAACACTCCAAAAGCCCAAGAGTTGATTGATGATTTAATCAGCAGCGGAAAGTTAGATAAAAATGTTTCCAACACTATAAGGGCTGGGGGGGAGAGGAAGCATAGACCGACATCAATGGGATATGGTTCAGGTATAAAAACCGGACTATTCTCAAGGCAATGTAGTCAATTTGACAAAGAAATTGATGTCGCTAATGCTTTACTCGCAAGAGATTATAAAGGATTTGGAAATCAAGCTATGAACGGAGTGATTGAATGCAAGGAATCAAGGAAAACAAAGTTGAAGTTCTCGGAAGGCTTATTCCCAGTTCAGGAAAGATACATCAAAATCAAGAGGTATATAACACCTTGGGGGGGAAGGTCAATATGTACTCTAAAAGCAGTACATTATAAAGATCCACCTAAAATTTTGATTGGGTGTGAAACGGAGAAAAAGGATGAATAAGATTATTCAACTTGGTAATTTAAGAAAAGACACTAAAAACTTCACAAACCCACAAACAGGTAGAATATATTCGGCAGAAGGCATTGCACCTACATTAAACACCTGTCAGGGGGTAATCGACAACCGTTTATTATTGAAAGGAAGATAAATGAAAAAGATTCCGTGTGAATATAGAACAGATGAAGGTTATCGTCTGTTTAAAGATAATGTGTGTGGAACAATACGAACAATTGAATGTGGGGGGGTAGCTGATTTAAGTTACCCAAGTAGCAAAACACGCAGAGGAAGAGTTCAAGAGTGTGGCACTATTTGCCCCACTATTACAGCAACAGAAACAGGAGTGAGAAAAATAGATAAGATAACTAATAAAGAAAACCACATCATTGACAGCCCTGTGGTAGACAAAACTCAGTACCGCATAAGGAAATTAACGCCAAAAGAATGTTGGAGACTTATGGGTTTTTCAGATGATGCTTTTGAAAAAGCAAAAAATGCAGGTATTAGCAACACTCAACTTTATAAGCAGGCAGGAAACAGTATTGTTACGCATGTTCTTTATTACATTTATGTGGAATTATATAAAACAATGCCGTATTTGTTTGATGACCTAAAAGTAGGTAGTTATTTTTCTGGCATTGGAGCTTTTGAAACAGCATTAGATATGTTATATGAAAACGAAAATGCCAATAATTTTTACATACCAGAAATAAATTTTCAGGATTCTCAGATTTAATCTCCATTAGGTAATACAGGAGAATAATGTAATAAAGGAGTGCGACAATGAAAATCATCAAACAAGGCAAACCTGAGTTGCAAATCAAACCATCAAAACCAAATACAATATCCTGTTCAGAATGTGGATGTGTATTTCAATATGATGATTATGACACACATTATGCCACAAACATAAGTTACGACTGGGAGGACGAGGACTGGGATGAATGGATTGTTTGTCCTTGGTGTAACACAGAAATTTATGGAATTTTTAATTTTGAGGAGAATTAGATGTGTAATGTATGCAAAAACTTGCCTTGCAAACCCACTTGTCCTCATACTCTCGATCCACCGGTTATGGCAGTCTGTCATCAGTGTAGTAACAAATTAAGATATGACTATACATATTTTCGAGATAAATACGACAATATCTTCTGTTCTCGTGAGTGTGCTGAGGCGTATTACGACATTCAAGAATATGATTGGATAGAGAGTGATATAAAACACAATGTAATAAAGGAGTGTAACTATGGAAATTATTAGACAAGGCAAACCTGAATTGCAAGTAGTTGAAACAATGTACACAAAAGAATGCTTGAGATGTCATTGTCAATTTCGTTTTAATATCAATGAAACACATTATGGAGACCTTATATATGATAACTGCATGTATGTTCGGTGCCCGTGGTGTGGACATGAAATTAAAGAATATTTTTAAAAGAAAGATTTTAATATGTTGCAAATGCAACAGAAAGGATTTATGATGACTCGAAAAAGATTTAAAAAACTAATGTATTCACTTGGTTATCAGCGTAATAGTATTAACCAATGGATATCTCAATTCCGAAAAGAAAACGGTTCAGATAGTAGATCGTACTTATTCTACTATCTTTATTACCCATATCTTCATTATCGTGAAAATCTTGACTACTTCTTTGAGTCTGGAGAAGGCTCTTTCGATAAATGCAATGACATATTCAATACGGATTGTGATTGGGTGTTTCAACACTTGCGTCAAGCAGTAAATGAAGATGTTTTACAATCGATATTATATGAATAAATTGTTTAGTGTGGTAGTTAAATTTGCACACAGAGGTGAATGAAATGATTCAAATTATTAGAGAAGGTAATTTAAAAGAACCTGTATTTAGATTTGTTTGTCGCAATTGCGGGTGTGTATTTGAAGCCGACAGAGAAAGCTATAAACAATGTTTTACATCATACAATACATTTATTTTTTCGGCAAATTGTCCTTGTTGTAAAACTAATGTGAGCTATGAAGAATCATTGTAACAGATAGGAGATATATGACACAGAAGGAGTATGACAATGATAATAATGGCAAGGAGTATTAAATGATTCAAGTTCTCAAAGAAGGCGATCTTAAATCACCAGTAATTAGATTTGAGTGTCGTAGATGTAACTGTGTTTTTGAAGCAGATAAGGATGACTACAAACTGATATTAACTTCAGACGATTTGGCGTATATAACAGATTGTCCGCATTGCCACAAGAGAGTGGCTCGTATGATGATAACAGATAGGAGACATATATGATTTATTACTTGACAGATAGAACTCTTGAAATAAACACAATTGAGGGGTGATAAAATGAAAAGAAAACCTATCCCTAAACCAGTAAGACTTAAAGTATATGAGAAATACAACGGACATTGTGCATATTGTGGTTGTGAACTTGAACTAAAGGATATGCAAGTTGACCATATTGAAAGTGTGTATTGGTATAACGGTGCAAATGATATTGAAAATTATAATCCTGCTTGTAGAATGTGTAATTTTTACAAATCAACAAAGCCTATTGAAGATTTCAGAAAGCAGTTAGGAAAACTAACATCAGGACTTGAAAGGACTTTTATTTATCGTTTAGCGAAAAAATATGGTTTAATTCAAGAAGTTGAAAAGCCTATAAAATTTTATTTTGAAAAGGAGGACAACCAATGAATGACTATAAAACCAGACTTTTATTCGAGTATAAAGAACTCGTAGATAGGATTAGTAAACTGAGGGTGTTTCTTAATAAATGGGACAACGGACAACTTTCGTTTGTCCCAAAGCCCTCAAGGGTAATCTATTCAAGACAACTTGAAGCAATGTGTACTTACAAGATGTGTCTTGAAAGTAGAATGCTGACAGACAAAATATCCTTTAAGGAGGTTGAAAATGTTTAAATTTAAACCATACATAACGGTTATTGGGGAAAACGGTTTAACGGTAGATTTTGAGTTGTCGCAACTCGGCACCTTTATGGCAAATAACATTGACATTGATAATGGGTTAGTTTGGTGTAATGAAGTTTATATTGAAACTAAGGCGATTGATTTATCGGTTATCGCACACAAAACTTCTCGTTTTAAGTTATTTGCCGATACTGTTACACAGATTATTCTTCATCCTTATAGAGTAAAAAGCAAATCGCTAATCTTGCATTTAGACACCGACGCCAAAGTTATACATAATAAAGACACGAACACAATTATTATTTCAAACTTATCAGATACAGAGGAGGTGGAGAATGGGTAAAATCACAATCTTACCAGAAACAACCATTGATCCAATTTCGTTAATGGGCAGACGAGCAGGTATATGTTGGGGAGCAGATATTACAGACAGCGAAAAAAACTATAAACGAGGTCTTGATTGTATTAAATCTAATCACGGCAGAGCTTTTGAGTTTGTAAACATTGAAGCGATTATTGAAGGCTACTCAGCAAGAGTAATTAGGGAATGGTATACACATATTGGTGGCAGTCCTACACGACTTCAAAGCAGTACAAGATATATCAATTATGATAACTTTGAATACATAATGCCAAAAACAGTACAGACTAAAGAACAGAAAGCTTGGTACAACAACGCTATCGACACAATTAGTCAGACACTTAAAAGCCTTGAAGAAAGTGGTGTCAAGAGAGAAGATATTGCAATGTTACTTCCGTTGGGCATGACTACTAAAATTGTAGACAAGCGAAATGTTAGAAATGTTATTAGTATGGCAGAACAGAGAATGTGTTCGAGAGCGTATTGGGAGTATAGAGAACTCTTTAACGAATATATAAAGCAGTTAAAACTCTATTCGGAAGAATGGGCAACATTAATTCCAATGGTGATGAAACCAAAATGCGATGTGCTTGGATATTGCCCTGAGAAATACAGTTGTGGAAGAAAACCACAGAAAAAGTGATAAATTGTGGGGAGCAAATATATCCTACTTAATAGTAATTTGTTCCCCAATACATTAATACAGGAGGAATTATTTGAAAGATTGGACAGGAAACAGTAAAAGTGTTCATTCCGTTTTAGGAGCTTCTAACCACTCTCTTAAAGAGAGGGAAACAAATGATTATTATGCCACAGAACCTAAAGCTGCTGAACTTCTACTTCAAGTAGAAGATTTCGCTCCTGACATTTGGGAATGTGCTTGTGGAGAATGCCATTTGTCTAAAGTATTTGAGGCTCACGGTTATAATGTTAAGTCAACAGATTTAATTTATCGTGACGGAGGAATGTCTGAAACATTCGATTTTTTAGCAGAGTCAAAACCTAATTCGTGGAACGGCAGTATTATTACAAACCCACCTTATAAATATGCTTATGAGTTTGTTGAGAAAGCGTTAGATACAGTTACAGAAGGTAACAAAGTGGCAATGTTTCTTAAACTGCAATTTCTTGAGGGTAAAAAACGAAGAAAGTTGTTTAATAACACCCCGCCACAGACAATCTATGTATCAAGTTCAAGACTTTTATGTGCTAAAAATGGAGATTTTGAAAGCACAACATCAAGTGCTGTAGCTTATGCTTGGTATGTATGGCAGAAAGGGTATAAAGGGAACACAATTGTTAAATGGATTAATTGAGGAGGAATGTTATGAAGGACACAATATATCTCATATCTGTATGTGTATTATGGTTTTGTTTATCGCTTAATTTAACAACTCGTATTAGAGAGCGAAACCAGTATTATGTAAATAAAAAATCGCATGAAGTCATTTATCGTTACACGGAGTTAGGAATGGCTTTTGTTGTAGGTGCAATGTTAGCAAATATATTAATTTAAAGGAGAAGTATATGAAATACATTAAAAAAGCAATACCGATTGAAGCTTTTAAGTACAAAGGTGATTTTATTGAAAATGGAAAATATTGTATTCCTGAATGGGCAATTAAAGCGTATGAAGATGGCTTGCTTTATTATAAAGATGAAGGAGATTTATATATCCATACACTTGAAGGTGAAATGAAATGCAGTTTTAACAGTTACATAGTTCAGGGTGTTAGAGGTGAGATTTATGCTTGTAGACAGGATATCTTCGAGGAAACATATATAAAGGTAGAAGAATGAAAGTTTTATCAAAAAGTGAGTTGGAATCGTTAATAGCACAATTTCCAGACGGAGGTATTGTTTTTGCAGGATATACACCAGATGTGCTAACTTCAGAACTTATGGTGACTGACGGCGATTTTGGTGCAAAATGTATAATTCCTCAAGATGGAGAGGTGTTTGATTTCGATTGGAATATTGGGGAATACAGAGATACAGATTTATTTGCAGTATTTGACAATAATGATATTTTACAAATGATTCAAACATTAACAAGTGGATTAAAAATTTCATGCAAGCCATGGTGGGAAGAATAAAATTTAGGATTTAAAAGGAAAGAGGTGAAAGATATGTTTTATATTACTGGAGATTTACATGGTGAATATGACATACACAAACTGAGTTCTAAACGATTTCCAATGGGTAACAATCTAACACGAGATGATTATCTAATTATTTGTGGCGACTTTGGCTTAGTGTGGAATAATGGAAATTCTGAAATGTATTGGCGAGATTGGCTTAATAACAAACCATGGACAACCTTGTTTGTAGATGGAAACCACGAAAATTTCCCTTTGCTGAATCGTTATCCTATAACTAAACAGTGGGGTGGAAAGGTACATCAGATTGAAGATAATATTTATCATCTAATGCGTGGACAAGTGTTTGAAATTAACGGCAAAACATTTTTTACAATGGGCGGTGCATCGAGCCACGATATACAGTATCGCACAAAGAATGTTGATTGGTGGGAAGAAGAACTACCCAATGAAGCTGAAATGCAGGAAGGACTGGCAAATCTTGATAAGTATAACTGGAAGGTGGATTGTGTAATTACGCACTGTGCTCCAACCGAATTTATCGCCAGTTGTATCCATAAGGGGTATAGTCCGGACACTTTAACCGAATACCTACAGCACATCGATGACAAGTTGGATTATGAGCATTGGTATATGGGACATTATCACCTTGATGTTACATTTGGTTCGGATTCAGAAAAGCAAAAGCATATTTTGTATAACTATGTGGATATGATTGATTAATATAGAAAGGACGACAAATATATGGGAATGATATTTTTTCTTATATCGCTTTATTTACTCAACGCAAATGGGGTTGTAATACCTAACGGATGTTTTATTGCAGTATGGGGTTTTACAATTTTTAGTTCACTACTCAGTATAATACCTGCAATTGTCAAAGCGTTTAGCGATAAAAAATAATTAAGGAGAGTTAAATATGGAAGTCAAAATTAAATACTTTACAGATATCGAAAAGATTAAGCAAATCCCTAACGGAGATTGGGTTGATTTAAGGTCAGCCAAAGATGTCACACTCAAAAAGGGTGAGTTTACTATTATTCCACTCGGAGTAGGAATGAAGTTACCGTTTGGCTATGAAGCTCACATTGTGCCAAGAAGTAGCACTTACAAAAATTATGGTATTATTCAGACAAACCACATGGGAGTAATTGACAACTCCTATTCGGGCGATAATGACCAATGGGGTATGCCTGTAATTGCAATGAGAGATACAACCATACATAAGAACGATAGAATTTGTCAGTTTCGCATCACACAGAAACAGCCTGATTTTGAGTTTACAGAAGTAGAATGTCTTGATACAAAAAGTCGTGGCGGCTTTGGCTCAACAGGCAAGCAGTAAGGAGGAATAACTGTGATTACATATAATGATTTTGAAAGATATCTTACCAAAATTCAAAGAATCCATGAACTTGAAGATAAGATTTTGAATCTTGGTGATGAGTATAGTGATTTGGTTTTAGAATATGTATCGCCATTTGCATATCATGGTGTAACTATGGAAGATGAGTTGATTGACTGTCTCGAAAAAGGTTTAAACCTTAAGCCTGATGAATACGGTGATACTTGGATATCCTATTGGGTTTGGGAGACAGATTGTGGTCAAAGAAATACAATTGTAGAAATTGACAATAAAGAAGTAAGCATTGCCGAAATTGCTAACTTGTGGAAAGTTATCGAATGGGAAAGGTCGGGAGAATTGAATGAATAAACAAACGATTGTAGTTAATCTTTATGGTCAGCCCTCCTGTGGTAAATCCACAGGGGCTGCTTATATATTTAGTCAGTTAAAAATGAGGGGTATTGACACGGAACTTGTCACTGAAACGGCTAAAGATATAGTATGGGAGCATAATGATTCTGCCTTAACTAACCAATTATATATACTTGGTTTACACTCACAAAGATTTTGGAGACTGAGAAATCAGATTAGAGTAATTGTAACTGACTCGCCAATCCTATTGACCGAAATTTATAACTCATTTGAAAAGTGTGGTTTTTACCCCTCAAAATCTATTGAAAAGTGTGTAAACGATACCGCCGAAGCGTTTAGTTCTCTCTTTGATAACTTAAATTTCTTTGTTAAGTCTGTTAAAAAATATAATCCAAATGGCAGATTACAAACCGAAGTTGAAGCCAATAATATAGGTACACGAATTGAATCAATGCTAATTGAAAAGAATATCCCATATGAAATTATCAAAGGCAACCAAAAGGGGTACGATAAAGCCGTACAACTAATTGTGGATTATATTGACCGAGAGGATAAAATGGATGCTATTAAAGAGGATAGAGAAAGGAACGGATTAAATGTTGTTTGAGGTTTATAAAGACGGACAAGGCAAATTTATGTGTAGTGATGCAAGCTGTTTACCAACAGAAACTCAGCTTAAAAGCATGAACAAAAATGGGTATGAATTTAAGTTGAACGGCAAGAAAGCAACGCTAAAAAGCGTATTGAAATTGATTGAAAAGTAAATAACTAACAACATAAAGAATTTAGAGTAGGGTTGTCAAAAAAACAACTCTGCTCTTATAAGGCAGGTGATAATATTAAAAAGTTGAATTTGTTACCAAACCAAAAATTATGTTTGTCAATTGAGGAAGCTGCTGAATATTCTATGCTCGGAGAAAACCGACTACGCAAAATAATAGAAGATGATAAGAGTTTAGATTGGGTGATATTTGTAGGCAATAGAACAAGAATAAAACGGATACAATTTGAAAAATGGATAGCAAAGCAAAACTATCTATAAAAGTAAATTTTTAGTAAAATAACGACCACAAATATGGAAAACCGTTGACAGAAGTGATAACTGTGTAGTAAAATTATCCTGTATACTTGTATTACAGTTTCTTTTGTCAATTAAGAAAGGATGACACATATGGCAGAAAGGCGTGATACAAAAAATCGTCTTTTAAATAGAGGCGAATATCAAAAAGCTGATGGTAGATATATGTACAGATATGTTGACTTTTCAGGGACTACTCGTTTTGTGTACAGTTGGTGTCTCACACAAACAGATAGAACACCTAAAGGAAAACGAAACGGAAAATGTCTAAGGGAGTTAGAAAAAGAAATAATAAAAGATTTACAAGATAAGATCGATTCATACCAAGCAAATAAAACAACACTTAATGCTTTGTTTGAAAAATGGATAGAACAAAAACCAGAATTAAAATCTTCCACAGTAACCTTTTACACATACCTATATCATAAATACATTTGGGATACAATAGGAAGAAAAAAAATTTCAGACATTAAGTATACGGACATAAAAAAATATTATAACCATTTAATCTTTGATTTAGAATTCAAATCTAACAGTGTCAAGCAAATTTACACTGTTATGCATCCGCTTTTTACAATTGCAGTGCGAGATGGTTATATTAGAGTAAATCCGACTGACGGCATTATATCAGAGATCAATAAAAACTATCATGATAAATCACTAAAACGACACGCTTTAACAATATCAGAGCAAAATGCCTTTATTGAATTTACGAAAAACAGAAAAAAATATAATTATTGGCTTCCTATTTTTACATTTTTGTTAGGAACAGGATGCAGAATAGGAGAATGTCTTGGATTAACATGGGATGATTGTGATTTTAATAATAACACCATCAATATTAACCATAGCCTTAATTACAAACCCAACAACAAGGTAAACAAAAGGGTGGTGTACATTTCTACCCCGAAAACATCTACAAGTAAAAGAATAATTCCAATGCTTACAGATGTAAAAAAAAGTTTATTGTTTGAATACGAAAGGCAAAAAATAAAAGGCGGTAATTTTGACACCATAGATAGTTACTCAAATTTTGTATTTTGCAATAAACAACATCATGTAGTCCTACCACAGCTTATAAACAGTACAATTAAACTTATTGTTAATGATTACAATACACAAGAAAACAAGTTAGCTTTAGCTCAAAACCGTGAACCATTGTTGCTACCCCATTTCACAGCACATATTTTAAGACACACTTTTTGTACTCGTATGTGTGAAAACGAGTCGAACATTAAGATTATTCAAGAAATCATGGGACACTCAGCTATCACCACCACAATGGATATTTATAACGAAGCTACCCTTGACAAAAAACAAGAATCTTTTAACAATCTTGAGGGTAAATTTAGCATTTTTTAAATTATTAAATTCTAATTTGCTAATTTACTAAAATTTTTACTAAAAATGAAGATAGTAAAATAAGAAGATATGAGAAGATATAAGAAGTTTTTGTTTATATATCAAGCTGAAGGTGTTATATCTTGTGGTGATTTAAGTTAATATATCTATATATTGTGCGTGCAACGGACTTATTTTCTGTTCTGTTTTATAATAGAAATAAGCTTTAAAAAAGAGCAAAACGCAATATATAGAACTGTAAATCCGTATTATCACAACATATTGTAGGAATTAACAATACAATCGTTACTTTACTAAAAATTTACTAAAAACGACAAATTAAAAAAATACAAGTATGCTTAACTGATAGTTAGGAATTGTACGATATCTCGTATGTTCCTAACTATTTCTTTATTATGAAATACAAAAAAATAGGGGTAACTCAAATCGAGTTACCCCTAAAAATTTAAAAACTATGGGAAAGTCATTAACCCTCTCAATACAAAACCTAATGGTTTTTGATACCTTATTTTGTCTTATAGTCTATGAAACATAGGAACACAGTCTGTATTAATAATTGATTTGTCTGGTTGCATATATCTTTCAAACTTTTCAAAGAAGTTCCTTTTGTAAAAACTTTCTGCTTGTGGCACAGAGTACAACACCACATAATCGCATCCACATTGTGATTCGCTGAAATCTCTAATTGTCGAAATTATAAACGACAAAAATACATCTCCATAAGTTCCGTCCTCTGGATTATCAGAGTAATCCCTATGTTGATACGCCACATCTAATGCGAACATTTTTATTTCAACAGCAGGAATAAGAGATAAGTTGTCACCACTGTTATGTATAATACTTGAACAAGACAATGAATAAATACATGCGGCTTTATTTGTTTTGTTATCGACATACATAAAGCTCACAGCATCTGTAATATCTGTAGAAGTATCTATTGCATACTGGTTTAAATAATCGTTACCACAATTAAAATTTTTACAATACTCATAAGTTTTACCATTTAATCTTTTTAAACTAAACAACTCTTCTTTGGCAAACTTTTTACTTCTTCTTAGTTTCATCTTTAAGAATTTTTCGCAACGACTGTGCTCTCTTCTCAATGATTTTATTATGCTCCTTAGATGACTTAATGCTAAAAAAATCATTAGCTTTCTTGCTGTCAAGGATGAATGCCTGTCTTGGTTTTTGCATAACTGCCATATCGTTACTCCCTTTCTTATTCTTTTTTCTAAAGGAAAAACACATAACACACACACCTTAATAATGGTACTAATATGATATGTGAATGTGTACGACAATATACACCTTTCCTTGTACCTACATAGTACTCCCTAAGCGTACTAAAAGTCTACCTATATTTAGTCATCAAATGTACATTTGTTACCAATTTTTAACTTGATTAAAATTCAACCGATTTATTATTCGCTGGTCGGATGCGAAACATATTTATCGAGCCAGTCACTTATTAGTCGCCAGTGGTGGGCGAAAAACATTTAAAAGGATTATTTTAATCCCATTTGATTTCATTTTTATTATACTTAGATAATCTATCTAATATCCATTGCTTTTTGTGGTGAGACTGATTGTCAAAATCTTTAACTTTATTTTTATCTACCTCGAAAGACTGACTTATCGGTACTGCAAGCACTGACATTTTTAACATCCTTTCTAAAAAAACGAAATTGGCGTTTATAACCATTGGTACGCCATAAACCAACCCACCTCTTTATCTTCCTCTATGTTGGTCAACCATAGTCTTATCTTCGCTCGCTGTCCAATTATTTTGAGTCGCTGGCATCGTGCTACGACCAAGAATCTAAACCATTTCATCTGTATTCTACAGAAAGGTAGTTGCGTTCGCATTCCTGACATCTAAAGGTAGATGTTACCACTATACAAATCTGCCCAAGTGGGCTGACACTAAATGTCATAATTGCCTGTGAATCCTCAGATTATCACAGGGCGATCACTAATATATTATGCCCCACAAGCTCGAAAAACATTGCAGAAATACCAAGACCGTATACCCTAAAGTATCACAGTACGAACTTATGTGTTATCTTTTGGTCTGTCAGCCAAGTGCCCTTTTAGCATTGGCGATTTTGGTGTCTTTTGCTCGAATACCGTCATTAATAAGATGATAGATAGCATTGATTGTCTTTTCTCCAACAATACCATCAACTGTGACCTTACCTGCTTTCTGTGCTTCTTTTACAGCCTTTAAAGTGCCATCTCCGAAACCGTCCGAGTTGTCAACCTTTGTCTTGATGATACCCATATTATAGAGTGTAATCAACTGTTTCTTGAATGCAAGTATAGCTGTGTTATGTAAACCGTATTTAATCATTTCTTCTTCCTCCGTATCTGTTGTTTTACCACCAAGTTTTGCAGTTACTGTTTTTGCAAGATTGCCAAGACGGTTGTAAAGCCAATCGCCCGGACAGGATTTATTTGCAAACCATCTATGTACAGTTAAAACCATTTCATTCGACTTTGGCGAATAATTTAGCGTCTTGCTCTCATTGCCAAACCAAAGCAGTTTAGTTTTGCCGTTTCGCTTGCAAATGTCAACACATAAGTCAACAAGTTTGTTGTATACTTTGCTATTCATCGTGTACGGTGCGGTTGTGTCACTTGCACATTCAATTGTTACCGCCCTCTGGTCATTTGCATTTGACGAACTACACCAAGAACGATTACCTTCATCAACACAAAGCAATACTCTGCCATCATAACCAATACCATAGTTACAACTTGCATCGCAAGCTGTGTTCATAAAAATATTGCCGAGGGTTTCAACACTGCACTGACCTACAACACAATGCGGAGTAATGCGGTCAATACTGTGTGTGCGTTTACCGCTGTGGTTTGGGCTTAATTTTGTGTAATCAACAAGTTTTGAATTACTCATAATTATTCCTCGCTTTCATCTGTTTTAAATTACAAAGCACCCACCTCAATTAAGAGATGAGTGCTAATTTTATGTATTGTATTTAATTACTTAGGCTCACCATAAGTCATAGCCTGTTCACTATCTGATGTACCCTTAGTTGTAGGATCGACCACAACACCAAGCACTGCAAGCAAAGCAAATATGGTATTCACTACCGCCGTAAGGTTGTTGCCAAGTTCACCAAAATCAAGCTCAAACCCAAATACTTTAGCTACTGCCTGAATAAACAGAAGTGCCGCAGGAATAAGTGCAAGCCAAAATGTTTTATTTTTAAATCTTACTGTCCAGTTAATCATATAACCAACTCCTTAAATATTCTTTTCTGGCAAATGTAATGCCAGTTTATATCTATCAGTACAATATGTGTCTCCTCCGAGATTGTGATACTCTTTATACAGGTCAATCAAATTGAGCTTTTGTATCGAGGTGATACTATTTTTTGCAATGCACTTATCACACAACTCTAAGATACTATTTCTCAAACCTGCCTTCACTGCTTCAGCCAACTTAACCGACATATCCCACTTCTCTGTATCAAGAGAAATGTGAGACTCTAACATTTCTTCAATTTTGTTCAGTTTCTCTATTGTGTCATTAGTGTTGTTTGTATTTCGCACCCAACCGATTATTTTACGGCGTAGAGGAGTGACGATAGCAGTCAACACTGTTAATATAGCAGTAGCACAACCAAAGCATACACTAATAGTCTTAATGATTTCAATTATTTCATTACTCATTCAATCACCACATTGGTTATTACTCCTTTGTTTGTATTATTTTTTCAAGCGCTGCAACTCTTGCCTCAAGATTGCCTTTTAAGACTTTATTGCGATTAGCAAGAGATACAGTGCATTGCATATCAATTGTTTTGTTCGCTGCAAGCTTAACTCGTAAATATGTAATAGGTTTAGTTACACCGTCTACAATCAATGACTTGGAAGCCTTATTCAACGCTAACTCCAGAGATGTATCAATTATGTTATAAGACGAATCTGCGAAAGTAATTGTCACATCTGATGAAACTGGTGTAATATTATCTATATAGAAATTATATGTACCGCCTTTCAATTCCAATGAATCAAGCTTAACATAGACGAAAGACTTGCCACTTGTGTATGCTGTATCGCATTTAATACTCAATGTATTGTCTGTTGCTACGACACTAAAGTGAGTATTGGTTTTGCTTGTATATGTACCATTAGTACACGATAAAATATTTGGAGCATCCTCTAACACATCTGATACATTAGCTTTTGGCGCACCAAAGTCGCTATCTAATAAGTCATACATTCTAAACAATTTATTATAATCGTCTGTAAGATTATTGGTGTACAGCATATGATTAGGCTTAATATATGTTGTTGAACCAATATCGAGAGTGTTACCACTATTCGTTAAACCAAAGTATTGATTATTTGCAGTTTGTACCTCGTTTTCAGTTGTACCATACTTATAATTAACATCAGATAAAGATAATTTATTAATTGCCGAAATCATACTTGCATCAAACATAATTGCAGATGCACCACGATAATGTCCTATTTGACAATCGTCAAAAATGATAGACTGATACTGATAAGTCAATCCTGCTGCATACCCTGATCTTAACGGACTTGTCACATTTTCAATTGTGCAATGTCGTACAATAACACTACACGGTTCATTGGTATAATATGTACCTGTTGCAGACAGTCTCTGATTAAGCACAATGCCATTGCCAGTGTATTTGTCTCCATGCGTAGATGTTTCAGTTTTATCTGCTCCATAAAGTTTACAGTTGTCAATATAATTAGTGCCGTTATCCCAATCAAGAGTTACACAACTTGCATACTTATTGTGTATTGTTGAGTCTCTAAGTGTCATCTTACCGTATTGTGCTTCAATTGCCGCACCCCAACCATCAATATCAATGTAACAATTGTCAATGTTGGTATATCTTGTACTTACTTTAATGCCTCTTTTTGCACAGTCAGTAATTGTGCAGTTGGATACAGTAATATAACTATCACCACTACAGTCAGCAGAAGGTCTTTGAATTAAATAAATACCATCTCCATCAGGCTCTTTGTTGCCAACTTTGTATCCATTAATGTTGCTAATTTGAGAATTGCCGATATATCCGTGTTGACTAAACTCACCATTAACACTTGACACTCCTATACCGACTGCGTGAATAAATGTATCCTCAGATACAGTACCAGCCTTAATGTCAGATACAATAACATTATTGATATTAAACTGAGAACAGTCTCTAATTAAATTAATACCAGCAGCAAATGAAGATGCTTTGTTTCCTGCACCTTTAATGGTTGCATTTGTGATATTACTGTTTTGACAACCAACTAATGTAATACACTGAGACACTTTGTGTTGTCCATCGAAACAACCCCCGATAATTGTTAAATTATTACAATTAGTGAACTTAAAAAACGAACCTTGCACAGTCGTTCCAGCAGCGTCTGTCGAATTAGTAGCTTGATTGTAAAATACAAAATTAGCATTATCACAAATAATGGTCAAGTCATCAATATTAGACAAAGCAATACCATTGCACTTATAAGTACCTGCTGGAAAATAAAGACATCTTTTACTTAACGAAGCTGTCGGTATTTTCGATAAGCTTGTCACTACTCCTGAATTGCTAACACCATACGCAGTTGCACTCAATAGTGACAAATTATTGTTACTCCAAAAATTATTTAGGAGATATGCAATGCTTGGATAATTCTTAGCCGTGTCCGTAATATCAGAGTTCTCCAAAATCTTCAAATCCTTGTTTTCAGGATTAATGTTAGAATATTTGGATATCAAGGTTAATAATGCACTAAACTGTTCACTTGCTTCAATTACACGACCACTGGTTGACTTGTTAATAGTGAGATTAATACCGCTAATTTTCAAAACCTTGTTATCAATGGTGATATTAAGTTCACCTTCACCCACACCTGCATAAGCAGTCATAGAGGGTTTAACTTCAAACTCAACAACGCCTCGTTTAGCATCTATAATTGTTGCGTCAACAATTTCTTCAGAACCACGAGGGAGAGTTATTGTGTATGTAACTGCCGAACCAGTTAAGTCGATTGCTCCCTTATCATCCACGACCATAAGGCGAGGATATTTGATACCACCCTCGCCTTGTGTCACAGTAAAAAACTTGTTGTTGTCTTTCCAAGCATGTACTGTATATATTTTATTGTAGGTTTTCATTATTTTCCTCCTTATCACTTCGTTAATATGTGTATCATAGTTTCTTGCATAGAAACATTACTTGTACACTATAACGAATAATTTGGCTTTAAAACCCTCCTCTTTAATTATTTAAGATTTCCTGCACCTTCGCCCTGATTTTTTCGGGTACATCATCAATAGTTTTGAATCCTTTACGGATTAATTCCGCATAAATTTTTGCCATTTACATCATTCCTTTGTAATCCCTTCGTATATTTCGCATAGTGCAAGCTGAGTGTCGGTAAGCTGTGATTCGAGTGTTGTGTTTCTTTCATCAATCAGCTTAATGTACTCGTCTTTGGTGTAGCGTACCTGATTAAATTCATACTCGGTATGAGTTTTATCTTCTGACTGCATCTCAATTTCTTTGATATCGCTGTTCAACCACACCGAATATTCGTCAATTTCGACTGCATCAGGCTTTACCGTGCTTCTTACCGCTCCGTAATCAATCATAACTATTCCTCCTTATACTTTGGCAGTTGGCACATACAGTAAGCGACCGCCAGCGCTTCTGTCACGAGAACCGACATTGTAGCCACAACGCCCAAAGAAACTACCATCAAAACTACCATAATTCCAACTACCGCCCCCAAGTACGATGCGGTAATCGTTCAAATCTGATGTAACATAGAAGAAATCACCAACAGGAAGTGCAGATGTGCCACCAATTTCCGAAGGCAGTAAAAGCCAGTCATATTCTTCTTTGCCGTAACCCATTGCATTTATGTAACCATTTGCATTGGGAAGCGTAAATCCAACTCCTTCATAATTATCAGAGTTTTTCGATTCATTGAATGTGAAATTATTTGCAACATAGGGCTGACCGCCACACATAGAGCCGTCGCCCCAAACATTCACACCTTGAATGTGCTTAAAGATGTTACCGTAAGGATTTTCAACGCCACGATATGTAACGGAAACTTTACCGTTTACATTGTAGGTTGTTTCCGTACCGCCTATTTCATTAACGGTTTCAGTTGCCTGACCTGTGCTGTTACCAAGTTCAGCGGTTGAACCTGTCAAACTTGAACAGTTATATGCCTTGTTATCGGTGATGCTGACAATACCCTGACCGATGCCTGTCTGCGAGTTCATAGTGCCGAGTTCAATAATCATCAGAAGTTGATTTGCACTTGTTGCCTTAATAGTTTCCAAGTGCCAGCCTGAACCACGGTTTTGTGCCATTTGTTCAAGGTTTGACTTAGTTCCAAGTCCTTTTCTTAAGCCACTGATAGATTTCTTCCCCGCAACCGAGCAAAGTAAATCACCGTCCTCGTAAGTGATAGACTCATCAACATTATCATTAACATAAGCTCCTGCGGAAACATCAAACATACTGCCCTCATCAGCTGAAAATAGAATATAATCAACCGCATTGCCGTTTTCATCAAAGAATGCAGGGTGCAACTTAAAGCCTGTTTTGGGTTTCGAGCTTACATAATAGTTCACTTTTCTTAGATGATAGCCGATGCTTGAATCGTTGTTTTTTTCTAATTTGAGTGGAACAACTTTATAATAGAATTTCGGCTGAAAAACCATAACCTGCCCGTTGGAGCCGTCCTCTGTGTAACCTTCGTCGCCGTAGTATGCCACGATAGTTCCGTCGTCCAACACATTACAGCGTTTTCTTCCGCCGTACATTGTGAATTTATCAAAGTCTGCTCCCTGTGACAGTCCGACTGCACCAGCAAGTCGAGTGAATGTCTTGTTCTCGTAGTCAACACAAAGTCCTACTATGTCTTCATCTGTATAGCCGATGTACGCCTTAATGTCCTCAACCTCGTTTGATAAATCAGCACCGTCTTTTCCGTCAGCTCCAACAACTTTGCCGAGATTTGCAGATGTGCCGTTTGAATAAGTAAGTGTAAGTTCGCCCGAATTATTGATTTCAGCATTAGTTATCCCGATACCGTCCTTACCGTCAATACCGTCAATGCCGTTTGTTCCGTTAGTGCCATCTTTACCATCAGCACCCACTACAACACCAAGATTATCGACAGTATTATTGGAATAAGTTATGACAAGCTCACCATTCTTATTGATTTCCGAGTTTGCTATTCCAATTCCGTCTGCACCATTCTGACCTTTTTCGCCTCGTTCACCTTTTTCACCTTGAACACCTTGAATACCCTGTATTCCCTGTTCGCCTTGCTCGCCTTTTTCACCTTTAAGGCTTGCAAGCCATTCATCCTCTGAGCCAATAAAACCACCATTTTTTGCGATTTCATAAGCTGATAAACCATTTTGTCCGTTTGTACCGTCAAGACCGTCTTTGCCTACGATTTTGCCAAGATTTGTTGAATCTCCATTCGAGTATGTAATTACAAGCTCTCCACTTGTATTAACTTCGGATTTTGTAACACCTACACCATCGTTTCCGTTCACGCCGTTTGTACCTTGGGATGGTTTATTTGTATCTGTTTCGCCAATAAACCAATTGCCGTTGTCACCAATATGCGGAGTAATTCCGTCAGCACCCGAAACACCATCTTGTCCTTTTAGTTCACCATTGTTGAACTTTTGTTGAAAAGTTTCGCCATCTGCAAACGGAATATCATCGGCAGTATAGGTTTGCTTAATGTTCAAATCTTCAAGTGACTTATCTCCGTTAAGTTCAACGCCATTAATAGAAGGTCTATTACTCAAATGTGCATAATCACCGTCAAACTCTTTAAGTGTTCGCCAAATAGTGTTACCGTCATTATCTATAGACAACACTTGTCCGACAACACCGTTTGTAGTCGGTTTAGAGATAAAATTTTCTAAGATGTTAAAATCATCAGTGCTTTCAATCTTGGTGTCATCTGGTGCAAAAGAAACCTTAAAATTAACGCCTGAAAATCTTACATTACCTTCAGGGAACTGTAATTCTACAATACCTTTTAGCACACCTTCAGCCGTTGTCATCTGTAAATACAAAGGTAAATAAATCAGACCTTTATCTTTATCTACTCTGCATTCAACACCTACTTTATGCTCATCTGGTTTTAATCCATAATAGGTGGCCAGCGTACATTCTGAAAGGTCGATATCAGCACCGTGATTTTTAATCTCAATTTCAAACTCAGTCACACCGTGTTCTCTTTGTGTGATTGGTTCAAGAACCTTATTAATATAAGCACAGTCAATGCTTAAATGTCTAATAATCATATAATCACCACCTATTATTCTGTAAAATTAAATGTTGTATTTCTAACACTTGTTTGTGAAATCGTATTGAAACAATCAATAAATCTCTTCTTGAGAGGCTTGGCGGAATAGTTTGTATTAAATGTCAAACTGAAATCTGATACATCGTCATAATTTATATGGATTGAAAGCAAAATAGGATACTGCCAATCACCGTCTTTTACTTCAAGAGATAGCGCTGCACCAAGTGTTAAATCTGCAATGTTATCCTTCATTTCGGGAATCGTCAATATGTTCGCCGATTCAATCTCAAATTCATAGCACTGCTTGCTGAGATAATTGTCGTGGTCAGATTTAGCCTGAACCATTACTTCTTGCAATGTTGTTATAATATCATTAGCGGAATAGGTATCACTAAATACAACATTGTCATTTATCCAATCTCCTTCAGTAATGTAATTTTGAAGTTCTAAAATTTCAGCGGGGGAGAGGATTGTTGCAATCCCGTCTTTGTTTGCCTGAATTGCCGTTTTGTAATTCAGTGTAAACTTTTTAGCTACTGTTTGCATCTTGTTATAACATGTGTTATATTTGGTTACTGCGTTATCATAATCATTTTTTGTATCCCAATATGTCTCTGCTGCCGAATACAATTTTGTATATAAAGATTTGGAGTAATAGCAATCGTAATTGATGTAATCGTATGGTGGGTTTCTCATTCCACTCGGAATACGCACATGGTCATCTACAAGAACTTGATAAGCATAACGCAACTCTCCACTTGAAGAGGTAGGGAGCGGTTTGTCACTAAACCCATATTTGTCTATTAGATGTGTATTAATTGTATCTGCGACTGTTAAGTATGTTGTTAAAGCTTTTGACACTTTAGAAGCTTGCTCTATTTTCTTCTTATTGCACTCAATCAATAATGCCCCGTTATTAGCATATTTTACAGACTGTTTTTCAATGTTTGTTTGCCACACCGTAAGAGCTTCTTTTAAGGTTCTATTTTTAGTGTCATCAGCCACATAATCTAATTGATTTTCAATATTACTAAAATTGTACAATATATTATTTCCCGTAGGGTTGATTAACCCTAATCCGTATTGATCGTTAGATGTATGCACTCTTAATGCACTAATGCACCTATCATCAGTTGTGTGAACATTCGTATTTTTGATTGCATTTTGCCATGTTAATATTGCCTTGGAATGAGTGCCTAAATATTTTTCATCAGTATTATAATACCGCCGCTCTTCTGTCTCTATGTTTCCATCTATTATATTAATTGTCATATTTTCTGAATCAAAAATGAAATAGCATTGGTATGACGAAGCGATATCATTATTTAAAAAAGTATAAACATTTGCATTATCAACATCGTCAAGTGTTCTATACCTAACGCACACGGCTTGAGAAACATATCCTATTTTCCATTGTGGAAGATAGTCAAGTATTTGATTCAGCAATCCTCGGACAAACTTTTGTTTATGTCTTGTGTTGCCATAACAATCGTAATACCAATTATCACTGGTAACAAGGTCGTTAATATGATCAGGCACAAATAGTGGTAATGTACTGTTTGATAAAGAAAACGCTCTTTTTGATAAAGTCATCTCATAAGACTGGGCTGTTACTTTTAGCACAGCATTACTTCCGTTATCATTTATTTCTTCTGTGTTAGTAATAACCCACCATACATTTCGTATGCCATAGTTTTTATTTTTATTTGTTTCAAAGTGTGTACACAATCTTTCTCTTGAAAAGATTTGCACCCAAGAGGCATTGGGAATATATGTACGATAAGTATTGTCGCTATATGTTGCTTGACTACATACAAGACTTATTCGGATATACCCTTCGTCAATAGTATCAGTATTGTTTTCAATATTACCATCGCTATCCTTTACTGTAAAATCTACATATCTTCGGAATGGTTGTTTCGATGATTCATGATAATAATTATCATCAGATTTAAGCCAGCTATCTGCGTTAGCTTCCTTATAGTAATGAATTTTAAATGAGTACCGCAGAGTGTCACCGTTAAAACATTTTGTTGCAATGACATCGCCTTTATGCACAGGTATAAAACTTTTACAGGCTAAATACTGGTAAGTATACCATCCTTGCTTGTACAAGTCTAAGCTTTCTGAATAATCTTCAAATACCCCATCATTAATAGTGCCACCCCACACCCACTCGTAACCATATGTAGTGCCAATATCAAAAAGCATAGTTTCGTTTTTAATATTGAAATTGTTAATTGCTGTATTAACATCAAACGATAACTCATAATCTTTTCGTGTACCTCCGCCTTTTAAATTATACAGATAATCTGCATAATAACTTTCTCCTGTAAATTTAAAATACTCAGTTGAATCATTGAGATACAAAAGCATATCAGGCTTTAGATTATCATAATTAGGATTGTCCATCCAACTGTTGGTACGAGTGTCATAAACTTTTTTAGGCACTTCAAAACTCATTTCCGAAGCTGCTCCGAAATTATAATCAGCAGTCCAATTGTGTATGTTTTTGACATAGCCAAGTGAGGTCTTTTTATTTTGTCTATACAACACCATGTCGGGAGTCTCTTGTGCGTAATTTCGTGTTTGCATTAAATACCACCCAACCTATGCATTGTAGTGTACTTTAAAACTAAGCTTTTATCGGGATCGAAAACATCGTAAGCATAGTTATGTTTAGCGTCAGTTTTATCTGCGGATTTAATGTATAGATAAATCTGATTTTGACCATTGCCAAGCCAAAATAAAGATACATAATCGAGATTATCTTTAATAACTCCGTTGTATTGAATGAATGGGGGAGTGAGTGAATGAAAAGTTCTTTCATTAGGTTCTTTCATTGTTACCATTCCATATTTAGTATCCAGTTCGTATACGGCATCTTTATCTGTATGATAATTCACATTCGCATCAAAAACGAACATAGACTTATTAAGTTTATTTCCAACATATACTCTATAATTCGATAATGTGTAATCTATTTGATGTTCTGTCCAGTTGTGTCCGATCTTTAAATCAATAACAGGACAAATTTTGTTATTGATAGGTTGTCCTTCAATATCAATTGTAGTTTCAAAAGATAATGTTTGCCCTGTATTTGACGGTTTAGTTGCAACCCCCTTAAACTCAACTTCATTGTCCTTATACCAAAATCCACTATCATTTTGTACCTTACAACGCAAACCTCTATAACCTCGTGCATCGGTAATATCACTGTCCGGAATAAATAATGCGTTGAGGTAATAGTCAAATGTTTCATTTTGCAAATAAAGTCGTTTCCAACCGTCTTGTCCGAATAACCAATTTTTAATTTCAATCATTATTTCGGCTGGAATATTATCTTCCGGACTAATAATTTCAACTGAAAATTCAAGTGGATGTTCAGCATAATTAAGATTGTATAAAAGCTGTTGTGCATTATGGGGGAGAGTCACAGTAGTGGGTTCATATTCGCCCCCGCTTGCAAACTCATTACTATCATCACTTATGAAAGCTAAAATTAAATTATAATCGCCTGAGTATATATCATTATAGGTAAAATAACAATCTCTATACAACCAAAACACCTCCTTAATAAAAACATAGATAAATATACAATCTTACTTGTAAAAATAAAAATATTATGGTAAAATAAAACAGAAGGGAGTGAAGAATAATGAATGCAAATAACACTAAAAACAATAGTGGAAAACTGATTGCCATTGGCATTATAGTGGGCGTAATACTGTTACTTTCATTGATTGGCTCAAATTGTTCATCAACTTGTATTGAAGATGGATGTGACCGACCAAGAGCTAATAACAGTTATTGGTGTACTTATCATGAATCAATACATTATTTAGCTCACGAAATGGAACAATCTAAGTAACACAAAAGGCTGTCGGTTGACAGCCTTTCTTTTAATTTTTGCAATAAAAAAGAGAAGATGAAATCCCATCTTCTCTTTAAATATTGTCTAATTATTATCTTTATAAAATATTTAGCTTGCTAATATGTAACTCTTTAATTCAAATTCAATATCTTCTAATAAGTTTTGTGCTTGCAAACTGTCATCCTCATCAACCATTGTTGCACCTCGATAACGAGCTGTGCGAGAAATAGACTGCAAAGAATTATATTTTGTTATTAAACGCCTCGAAAAAACTGTATTGTTATTATTAAGATATCTGCTTCTATCTTGATGGGTACACACTTCATGAATCCCACATTGTAAACTCAAAACAGCTTCTATAAGATGTATTGCGGCATAAAAATCAACAGTAATCTCCCAATCATAAAAATTTTCACATTGATTATTTATGCCTTTACTTATAAAATTTTTGTTGTGTAAATATTGATTATAATGAATATTGTACACATCAGTAGATCTTTTCATTACTTACATCTCTTCTTCAAAAGTTACTATATCTTTGCCAACAAACTGCTTTACACTTGTGAATACAATACCTACTCTAAAAGGCAATTTGTTTTCATACTCTATACATAGTTCAGATATTTTCTCCAATAAACTGTAATCTTTTTCTTTGCAAATTACCCAATATTCGACTTCATTAGTCTCAGACATCTGTCTGTAACCAACAGTAAAGTTCAAAGGTGCTATCTCTTTAATAAACTTTGCAAACATAGACTTCCAGCTCTCTTTACTTATAGATACTGATAAACTACAAAGTGCTTTACATGCTTGTATTGTTTCCCATTTATTAAAAGCTTTAGTAATCTGTTCTTGTTTATCCCGAAATAAATCATCCGTCAAAACATCAATAATAAGCTGGTCTTTCTCTTGATTGGTGGAGTATGACTTCAACGCCTTATATCTTTCTGATTGACTTGTTCTAACTTTTGTTGCTGGGCAAGACATAATCACACCTCCATTCAGTTACCTTTCTGGTGTTTTAATTCCAAGATCAATATTAAATTGCTTTTGATAATCTACTACTGCGTTTACCATAGGAGCAACCACCGACAAAACATTATTTGGAGCAATTGCTACTTGTACTTCTTCGGTTGCATTATTCTCTCCGTCAATAACAGCAAAAAAAATCCGAAATTCTTCTTGAGTAAATTCAATTTTTATGGCATTTGGTTTAATAGTTCCGTTCATATTTCTCGAACCTCCTATCATTATTATGCCCTATATCATTATGACTATGTTCAGTATATGCCAACCCTCGTGCATTGTATTACTATCACAATCGTCATAGAAGTATTATATACTATATATTGTGCAAAAGTCAAGACTTTTCTGTAAAATCGGGATGAAATATACACATTTATTGTGTCACAAGGGTTGGCATTTATTCATAATATACAATTAAATATGTCTGTTATTTACGGTATATGACATAAGTTTTTTGATAGTGTTATTCATAATCTTTTCGGATTCTTTGTGCAGTGCATTAACAGTAGCCTGAGTAGCATCACCCTGCACATTAATATTGATGGCAGGGGAAACAACAGTTGATTTATTGTTCACAACATTCGGTGTTATTTCAGAACCAAATTTCTGTGCAAAATAATCAGTTGGAGCTGACGCAAATTCAAACAATTCATTTGTCATAGCTTTGCTAAATACAGGGTTGCCTTGTGGTAAGATTGTATATCTGCCATTACCAAGAGATGTGGGGATAAGTTCTGAACCGATACCCTCTTCGTCGACAATAGACAAACCACCTTTGGCTGATTTTGTACCACTTGCGTGTTTACCAGCCACAAAACCAATAGGAGATCCGTATAAAAATGGTTTAGGGTTGTTATAATTTCTTTGCTGAACCGGACCGATAGGAGAGTCATATAATTTACGAAATTTCTTACCATTTTCTACAGCTTCGCCTAATGCCTCTTTTAGCTTATTAGCTTTATCAGTGTAATCCATAACAGCTTGTGCATTATTAGTAATTGCACTGGCATTATTATTAATATTATCTTTAATAGTATTAATAGAGCTACTAACACTATCAATAGCATCGCCAACATTGTCAATTTGAGTTTGATAAATTTCAATTTGTCCTGTCAAATCATAGATATGATTTTGCATTACATTAAGCAAATCAATAGTCGATAAATTATCAGTGTTATATGCTTGTAAAGCATTTTGTGCCTCAGTCCACATATGATTAAACTCGGCTTCAGAAGTTGTAGTGTATTGCTGTACATATGCAGATAATTGACTATATAATTGTCCATTATCGTTATCAATCATACTACAAGCATCTTTATATAATTGTACTTCATCACCAAGATAATCTTCAATTAACTGAATTTTATCATCATAATACTTATCATTAGCCTCTTTTAACTTATCTAAAGCATCTATACGATCATTATATGTATCTTCTCTAAGTGTGTCAGATAAATCATCTTTGCTATCTTTGTAAGAATCAAGAGCTTCTTTATTTGCCTTTTTACCCGCCGAAGAATCGTCAAGACCTGTAATTGCAACACTTAAAGCGTTTTTTGCTACATCAGATTCTTTTTCTGCTAACTCTTTTGCTTTTTTAATTTGTTCTTCTTGAAGGTCTAACTGCTCTTTATATTTATCAATAATATCATCTTGAGATTCCTTTTGCTTTTCAAGACCTTCTTTTTCAAGTTCTTTATTTTTTTGTATCATTTCCTGAACTAAATCAATCAGGTCTTTAATACTATCTATACCGTTCTCTGTAGAGTCCTTCGCATTTTCTAAAGCGTCCTTTTGCTTTTCTAAAGCATCTTTATTTTTTTCTAAAGTATCCTTTTGCTTTTCTAAAGCATCAGTAGCTTTATCGGTAGATTTTGTATAACCAAAAAACGCATCGGTATTATTTTCTAATTGATTTTCAGCCTCATCATATATAGTGATGATTTTAGAATACCTATCAATAACACCATATACTTTTTTCGGATCAATACCTTCTGCAATTTTTTTAGCAGCAGCCATTGTAAGGGTTGCTTCAGTTAGTTTAAGTGTGCTATTAGTTAATTTATCAGTCGTAGCAACTTCAGTGGCATTTGATAACGCATTTATGTCGCTTAAAGCAGATTGTAATTGTGTGTACTTTAAATTCTCAATCTTAGCCTTTGCCAATTTAATATAAGCATTTTTATTTAATTCCAATTGTCCATTTTCATTAAACAATGCACTTATATAATCGTCACCAGCATCAATAATACTATCAAGATTTTCTAATGTTAAATATCCATTAGTGTTGTAATCTTCAACAACGCCAGAAAGCGTTTTATAAGTTTTTCCGATATCATCTAAAGCATCTTTTGCAGAACCAAGTTTATCATCAACTTTAGATGATGTAATAGAATAATTCCATGCAGTAGTAGCAGTAGTAGCCTCTTCTGTATTTTGTGCTAATTTAGGAAATAACTCCGACAGCCTATTTAATACAGCTTCTTGAACAGTTTCTGAATCGGTAGCCTTTTCACAAGACTCTTTAAATTTAGCAAATTCTTCTGTACTTGTTGGCAGTCCAAGAGCAGACTCTGTATTTGAAATGATATAATTTGCTTGATTATCAACATAGTCGCTAATTAAGTCATATAAATCATCTTGTTTACTTTCATCATCGGCAAATATACTTTTCAAACGATTATATACATCAGACGACAATAATTTATCGCCCTGTTTACCGCCAAACTTTTCTGCCTCACTTTCAATGGCAGCAATAGCCTTTTGCACTTTATCATAATAATCTAATACAGATTTTATGTCAGATGTATCTACATTTACTCCAAGACCATATGAAATACCACTAATTATATTTCCATATACATCTTTGGCATTAGTGTATTTCTGAGTAGCATATTTGCCTAATATGTCTTTTATAATTCCATAAGCCTGATCACTTATTTCTGGTTTATCACCATCATTAGTTTTATCATTATATACTATGCTTCTTTGAAAATCCGAAGTCCATTTTGACTTAATTTTTTCTTTTGCTTTCGTTGCCGCAGTATATGCATCAGTTTTTGCTTTGTTGAAATCTTCTGAATTTGATTCTTTAACAGCGTCAGCATATTCCTTCTCTGCATCAGTTGTGTCTTTTAATAACTTAATTTTATTTTTTAACTGCTCATTAACATTGTCAATTGCAGATTGCTTTTCTTTTTCAGTTGCAGAACTATCAAGTGACGCATAGCTGTCCCATGCTTGATAAACTTTTTCAATACTACTTGCACTTTCTTGTGCCTTTTGTATTGTATCTTGATAAATTTTTTGCTGAGCTTGATCGTAAGCGTTCCAAATAGCAATGCCAGCAGTAATAGCCATAGTTGCTATACCAATCCATGTGCCAACAGATTTAAACATAGCCTTTAAAGAAACTCCAGCTCCACTTAACTTGCTCATTGTATTCTTTTGCACCAAATAAGCCTCAACTTGCTTATAAGTTGCCTCTGATAACAGACCTTGTTCTTTTAATAACATTAAATTTGTTAAACTTAATTGCCTTGTGCCATCTGTTAATCCATCAACGGCAAGTTTACCTTGTGTAAAAGCAAGTATGTTCGCATATTCTTCTTCACTAATACTTGCAGTTGACAAAAGCAATTGAGTGTCGGTTAAAGAAAGTGTCTTTGTACTATTTTCCAAAAGATTACTTGACAAAATTTGTTCTTGCATTGCCTGATTTAATCCACTACTACTCAATACAGCTTTTTGTTGTGAAACAGACAATCCTTCCAATGCTGACTGATATTTCATAATTGCAACATCTGTCAATTGACCAGTAGAATTTCCATTAGCATCAAGAGTGAACAATTGTCCATTTGCATTAAGGCTGGTTACTTGATTAACTTGAGATAATGCACTACTAACGCCTACTATAGTAGATCTAATATTATTTATGTTCTTTATTAGTAAACCAAGACCAAGTGCACCAATAACAGTAGGAAATAAACCAATAGTATTAATAATGTCATCTAAAGCATCAACCAATCCAGTGAGTCCAACTATCATATTTTTTACCGATCCGTCATCAAGCATACTTGTACTTAAAGACTCCCACGCAGACTGCAATTGATTGCAACGACCTTCAATACTATTCATCCATTTTGCTTGTTCTTTAGCTGCTGAACCAGTTGAGTTCATAGATACTGCTAATGATTTTTCAGCCTGAGAGAAGTTGGTTAAAATAGCAGCGATTTGGTTACCACGCTGTTTGCCGGCGATTGTTTCCAATAACTGAGCTTTTTCAGGATCAGTAAGACTACTATAAACCTCACTGATTTCTTTCATTATCTCATATGTAGATTTAAAATCACCATTAGACTCAAATATATTAACTTTACCGTGAGTAAGATTTAAAATTTGAGTTTGCATTTTTGAGATGGATTCAACATTATCATCTACATCTTCGCCAAGTGCCTCTAATTCACCTTTCATACCACGAAGTCGCATACTTAACACTTTAATAGAGTTACCCATCTCACTGGCATTTTGAGTAATTTCTGTACCAGCGGTTAATAATGCAATTGTTTCGTTTAAATCATTGCCTGCCGTTGATAATGCTGCCGCAGAATTTGCTAATCCTTGTCCTAAGTCACCAGAACTAACTGCAAATCGGTTACTAACTTCATTTAATTTATCTATAATGCTTTCTGATTGACTTGCGGTCATATTAAATGCTTTTAAAGTTGACACAATGGTTGATGTAGCGTCATCTATACCATCTAAATCATCGCCTACATTTAAGTACATTGTAGCCACTTTAGCCAATTCGGAAGAATCACTAATAGAGTAACCCAATTTTGCAAAATCAGCCGTAGAGTTTACAAAGTCTGTTAAACTTGCACCCAATTCTTTTGACGACTGCTTTGCATCTGATAAAAATCTTGAATATGTACCGCTTGTTTCATCAGTAACTTTTTTTAAAGCCACCATAGCAGTATCAAGTTCTTTGACATTATTATATAACTCTTTAGTCCTTTGAATAATGGCATAAAATACTCTTGATGCACCGAAAAAATAACTAAAATGTGTCCACGCATCTTTAATGCCACTTACCAAACTTGCAGTAGCAACGCCAGCAGCTTTACATTTTGATTTAAAAGCTCCTAATTGTGTGTTGAACTCAGTTAAGTCAGCAGAGGTGTGCAACTCTTTACTCTTAGCAATAAGTTGATTTAACTCATTTAACAACACAGGATTTCGCTTTATATTTGTCCAAGCATTAGATAAAGCAATAATATCAGCTTGAGCTTTTTCAATTTTTGAGTTTAAAAGAGATTGTTGCTGATTTTCTTGCTGTAACTTTGCAACTGCTTGATTTTGACTATTTGCAGCTTTATTAGCATAAGTAACCTCAGATTTATATTGACTTACCAAATCAAGTAACTGTCGATATTCAACATCAATTTGTTTTAACGATTGTAGCTGTTGTTCAGTAGACAATGGCTTGCCTGTACCATTCATGCTGTTATTATATTGCTGTTGTAACAATATTATTTTTTCATATTGACTCACTACTGCACTATATGCTGTTGCAGATGCTTCTGTTGAAGTGGTAGGAGTAGGCAAATTGTACATTTGTTGTCCAGCAGAGTGCATGTTGCTACGAACAGCTTTTTCCGCCTGTGCAACTTTTTGAAGTTGTTTTTCTTGCTCCGCTAATTCCTTATTCGTTCTTTGTACTTCTTCATAATACGCTTGTTCTCTTTGATTTTTTGCTTTATCCATTTTAGAATAATTTTCAATCATACGAGAGACATTTGCAGACATTTCCTGAATAGTCCCACCACTATTTTCATCTACAAGCGTATTCATTCTGTAAACTAAGTCAGTTGTTCTTGTTAAACCATTATTAAGTTTATCTACATATGTAACAACAGCTTGAGTTCCTTGCTCAAAATCAACAAGACCATTTTGCAAATTAGTAAATCTAATTTTATCAACTTGTCCTAAGTCTTTACCTATTTCAGCAGCTAAATTTTGCAATTTAACCCTTGCTTCTTCTATACTTTGTTCATTAAGTAAATTATCAATATTAGCTTGTCCTAAATCAAGTTTAATTGTTGAAAATTGTTTCTGAATGTCAGATTTAATATTTCCTAAACCTTTAGACAAAGTTGCTTTACTAACACCAATATCAACTTCTACCTTGTTTAATTTTGATTTTATAGTCTGTAATTGATTATTGATAACTTCAGCACTACGAGCTTCATCCAACTTAGCTGTGACTAAAATTGTTGATTCATGATTAGTGTTTCCTGCCATTTTATTCACCACCTACAAATAAAAAAGAGACAGGAAACCCGTCTCTTAATCTTTTATTCGATAACCATTCATTATCAAACAAGTATCAAATACCGTTGATAATATATCATTACTATTTAATTGTTTTACAGTTGCTTGTACAAAAGGTCTGGCTTGCAAATATCTATATTTATTAGTAGATAAATTATTAAACATATAGCCAACGCCACCAAATTTTTGCGTATATTTTTTTTGTCCAAGTTCAATTAATTCAGGCAAACTTTGTATCTCATCTGTGTTATTCGCTGCTTCGCCTTTATCATTTAATACCTTATTAGGTCTTGCCGTATTATAAATTGTTACAGTATGATTTGAAACACCAATTTCAATTGCAGGTTGTGATATAAGTTCACTATTCCAATTTTCTTCCTGCAAAAGACTCTTCCTTCTGACATAATGCGGTCTCGATTTGCGTTCATAATGAATGCGATATCTATTATACACTCTCTGTTTAGCATAGCTGATAGCCACTTGAGTTACATAATCACTAACACCACTATCTAAAGCTTGATCAATATCCTTATTTACTGATTTAAATAAGTCTGCTAAAGATTTAAATTCTGCCATATTGATCACTGTCTTTGCTTGCCAACATATTTATTATTTTATCACTGGCATTGCTATCCAACCTTTTGTTTAATCCGTTCATTTCATTTGCTACATCTTGTAATCCAGTCATAATATCAGTATCTTTATATATTTTTTCTAACTCATTACTAATATTCATAATAATAGAAACACTTCTTTCACAATTTGAAGTAAGTGTCTCTAATTTAGTTTTAAGACGATTATGATTAACAATCAGTCTATCGTTAACATATTCTTTTATGATATGTGCAATTACATCCAAACATAGAGGGATACCATTAGCATGAATTAATGTTTGAGCTATATTATAATTCGTTTCAAAATCAATTACTTCAATAATACTATTGTTATATTTTATCTTTTTCATTACAAGAGGTATATCAGTACATACGCTTAACCACGCAACATAATTTGCAACTATTAAATACTGAGGACAATAATCGTTATCTATAAACAATACTTGTTCTGCTATGCTGGTAATCATATCTAATTGTGTTGCCTGACCAATCCATTCATATTCTGTATACAGTAATTCATCACCCGAATCAAAAACATATTTTTTCGAGTAACTTTTGACTTTAGTTAATTCTTTAACCTGTGTATTTGTCAATTTTTTCAAAAAAATTCACCTCTAACAATCTTTGATTTTCTATTTTATTATGTGATGCAAGTTCAGGATGTCGTTTTCTAATTCTTCTTTGCTTTTGTATAAACTCATAATCCAACCAGCCACCATCAATTTTAGAGTATGCTACCCAATAATAATCAATTAAAGGATAATTATGCCAAAATAGTTTTCTTTTTATTTTGGCAACAGAATCGGGCATACCTTTCGTATCCAAAACAAATTCTTTCCCATTATATAGTTTGACATAAAAATCAGCTACATAAGTGATTGCCCTTACAGTATGTTTTTTTCTCTTGAAGTCATTTTGTAATATATATTTTTTTTGTAATTCATATTCAACAATAATACCACTTTGCACATTGGGCAAAATAACTTCTTGATAAAAATTTTTCTCTAAAATACTATCAAAAACAATACCATCATCGGACATTCTTTTTGCCGTATTTTTATCTACATTAAATTTTGTCCTATTACTCTTATTCATAAATAATCACATTATAAAAAATAAGGGAAAATAGACTAAGCCTACTTTCCCTTATTAAAATTATGTTTTTAAATCATTTCATCCTCAGTAAACTTCGACTTCGTTTTACTTTTTATTTTGGTTTTATTGCTTTTAAGGTCTGTAGCCTTAGAGGTTGATGTGCTTTCGTCAATATCATCTGTAATAATAACATTTTGTAAATTATTCACATCTTCAATTACCGTATCTGCAAACTCTTTAGCTGATTTAGGTTTCTTTTCTTCTTCAATCTTAAGCAGATATTTTTGACCACATTCAAACGAACAAGCTACTTCTCTCCAATTAAAAGTACCAGTTGTGGCAATGCCAATTCTACACGGATTAAAAGGCTTAGAGCAAATAGGGCAGGTTTTATAAACCTTCATATTATCACTCCTTATGCTGTAGTATAATCCTCTTCATTTTCATCAAAGAACTTCCAACGAGTAAGAATCTTTGAGCCACCACATCTTGTCTTAAGAGCTTTGCCCTCAAAAGTTTGATTTGTCTGACTGTCGCTAATATTTGTTTCATACTCACCAGTAAGGTCAAGAGTATAAACATCAAACTCCCATTTACGAACAGTGTTACAAGCGTCCTCCCACTGTCCAGTTACTCTAATAGCAATCTTTTCAGAAACCTTATCTGAAACTCTATCAACATAACTTGCAAGAATCTGACGATCATACTTTACATGAACTTCTGTACCATCTGTATACTCGCCTTCGGCAAAAGTAATAGATGCTTTTGTGGTCTTACTACCTTGTGTATATGTAACTGTTTTACCCTTCTCAGCAGCCTTACCGACAGTATATTCAATATCACCAACCTTAATCATAAGTGGGTTGTCCACAGGGATAAAACTTAATTCTGCTTTATTAGAAGCAATCTTAATGGTGTCGTTCCAACCAATTGTCACTGCACCATTTACAACTTCTGTACCATGTTCATCAGCCATAATATTAGCATCAACAACACCAGCAGTCCAACTAATTGTTGCATTAGGATTTCTTTTAAGAGTGTTAATAATAGCACCGTTACCACCAACAATATCAGTGTTTGTCTGACCGTTATTTACTACAAAACTTGTAATTTCATCACAAGTATATTTATATGAGCCAAACATTGGTGTAAACACATCAACAGTGTCAACGCTTGTGAAAACAATATTATTTACATTTAACTTTGACATAATAAATAATTCCTCCTTAAAAATAATAAAGACCATTCTTACTTAATTACTTCTAAAGCAAAGTAAGAACGGTCTTTATCGGTTAATTTATCAGCTAAAATATTGCCTGTATATACTCCCAAGTCAATATTTGCTACATGAATATTTTGTAAAATTTGTTTAACTGACAAAATAAATTCGACATAACTAATGTCCATTACAGTTTCAAAATTATACTTAAAATCTTTATTATTAACCAAAGTTACAATATACGACTCAATGATACTGTACTGTCGTGGACATTCAGCCTCTTTTTTTAGCTTTCTTTTTAATACTTTTACAGCTCGTTCAAGAACATATCTACCAGAAGCACCTTTAGTATCCTCTTTTCTATTGTCTTTCTTTTCACCTATAATTTTTCTTAAAACTTCTGCCGTTTTATCTATGTCAGTTTCATCAAATAAAATATGTTGATTTGTACTATCTGCAACAAGATAATGTTTGTCCTCTGTATATCTGATTTCAATATTTTTTATATCAAACCCTCTAAAAAATAAATTACCAATGTTTGGATTGCTCTTTTTATGTGTCCCAAACATTTTCGTAATCATTTGTGTATCATTAGAAGCAAGCACTTTCATTTCATACAATGCGTAAGTAAACAAATCATAAAAATTCAAAGTAATGTAATCTATTTTATTTAACCACAATTCAGCCCTGCGAGTGAAAGGCATGGCAGTCAAATGATATGATAACAAATAATAATCATCTTCATTTTTATATACTTCACGCACTGTTGGAATGTACAATTCAACATAATCATTAATCTTAATATAATTGTCTAAAAATATTTTATTTTGCATAACTTAATGTGTCACTATTTGAGAGGTTATTAAAATCTCGAACTGCATATATCAAATGATACCCATGATAATCTTGTGTGGCACTGAAATTTCCATCAAACTGCGTTAATTGCATTTCACCTAATGCAATATCATGTGTGCCATTAAACAATTTATCTATAACGGAAGCAATCAAAGTGGTTCTTTTACCCTTATCTGTTCGTAGCAAACTGTCATGACAATAAATGTAAAAATTAACATATAACATTTTTTCTGTTTTGCCACCATAAACATCTCCACTAATGCCAAAAGTAATATAAGTTCGAGCTGCATCACCAACTTTAGGATAATAAACCTCTGGTCTAATATAATCCCATTTTAAAGTATTAGGATCATATGATGGATCACCGTTATCCAATAATCTTTGGATATCAATGTTCTCACAAAGTTTCTTTAAAATTTGCATTTCATAAATATTTAAATTGTCTAATCTTGCGATATGCTCACGCCCATTCGTCTAATAAATTTTGATTATTCGTTGAAATATTATGATTTTTATAACTATCGCTCACAACTTCTTGCTTAACTTTATTTGCAATACCATTATGTATATCATCATTCATATATTCTGTCTGACATTCCATAATAGTCCAAATGTTGACGCCTTTGTTATTAAAAGACTTACTTGTTTCATCTACCTGCGTAATTCTATAAGCAGTTGGTCTTAAATTATTTTTGTCAATTAAAAATCTGGTATCTCTCTCAACCATATTAGTCTCATCATTACTTTGAATATAAACTAAATATTGAGCACTGCCAAACTTTGTATTTATAGCATTTTTTACACCGCTATTATACTGAGTAGAATTAGTGCAATATACAGGGTATTCAGTAACTTTACTTCCGAAATCAGGCGATAATGTAAATTTTAAAACCCAATTGCAATAATAAATAATTGCCTTTTCATAAAATTTATTATCATCAACTAATCCAACAACAATCCAAAAATCATCCTTGTATTTAATGTAGTCTCCACTTGTTAAAGTGCCTACTGAACACAAGACTTGTCTTTTTTTACTGCTATCATCATTGTCAGAAATGACTTGCTGGACTACACCCTTAAATGAAACACCATTATCATTTACAAGATTTGGTTTTCCATGATAATATTTTAAATCACTACCAAGTGGACTATCGAAAATATCATCTAAGTATAATTCTTTAAAAAAATTAAAATCATTTGATTCATTTCCACCAGTATAGGATGGGGGAGAAGCAAATTGAGTCCATTCTTTAGCCATTCGACTCACCACCATATGCAGGCATTTTTGCTTGATCGAGTAATAAATTTACTTTAGATTTAAAATACTCCAATTCCGCTAAAGTCATTTTCTTAGCATTTGAAGTATCATTGAGAGATAAATCTTTACCAACAATATTAATTTTTTTATTTTGACGATCAAATTCTCTTTCAAGATAATACAATTTCATAATATTGGCTATTACATCCATAGTTGTTAAAGATATGCCATTCTTAAAAACTTCATTTTGTATATCAAAATTTAAAGAACTTACTTCTCTTTCGTAATCTACAATTGCAAGCTTCGCCCACAATGATATTAACTCTTTAGGAAGAGTTGAAGCATCAACATATTTAGTTTCAAAAATTTCTATAATTTGTTCAAATTCGCTCACACACAACACCCTTCCTAAAAAATTATTTTTTATTCACCATCTTCAGCCTTCTTGGAAAATTTATAACCTGTTATTTTTTCAATTGCATTTTTCTGAGCAACCGTTGCTTTATCAATACCAGCCTGACTTGCAAGATCAATAAACGCCTGTTTGTCACCTTCATTATTAACATACTTAGCAATTTCTGCTCTAAATGCTTTTACATCTGTAATTTTAAGTAAACTCTTAACACTATCTAAACTTAAAGTTTTAGTATTTAATTCATCAATATTATCAATGTGAAAAATAGCTTTCCTGACCGATTCATCATCAATTACTATACGGGCATTAGAACCTTTAGTATCACTTCCAGTAAACATCTTATTGTCCATTGCCACTTGATTTTCAACTTCTCTATAAGTCAAGCCTTTCCAGCCTTTTACACCTGCGGGAATCATAATATCAGAGCGATTGTCACTATCACGAAAATGCAAAGCATATCCACGCAAATTGGTAATAGCAATTCTACCTTCAGTGTTAATTGTCGCTTCTGTAGTTCCTCTTGCCAAAAAAATATCATTCCTTTATAAATATATTTGCGGACAGATTAGATAACTAACCTGTCCGTATTAAACAAAATAATTAATTTAAGTATAATTATTACGCTGACTTTGTAAGGCAACCAATCTCAAATTCTCTACCCTTAACAACATCTGCACCAATTTCCATATCAAATCTTGTAAGAATTGAACCTGTTGATACATCATTACCTGTCATTGTTGTCAAGCCACCTCTACGAATAACATTAATAGGAGACTGACCATTCTGTGGTACAAAGAAAATGTGATCTGGATTATAATAAGTCTCAAAAGCAGTCTTGTCTGCAAGAGGCTTTGTGAAATTATAAGCGTTCGGAAGTACAACAAGACTTGAACCCTTGTAATCACCGTTATAACCCTGCTTTGCAATTTCATCAACCTGTGAAGGTGTATAGAAGGGAAGCGTTGTTGAGTTTGGATTCTGATAACCGTTAAAACCCGAAATTGTAGCAATCTTATCAAAATCACCAAGAATACTAACCTTACCCATTCTACGAATCTTCTTAATCATATCATCAATAGCAGTCTGTGTTGGTTCGTCATTATATTCACCGTAAAACTTTACTCCTGTTGTGTTATTCTTTAAAGCTGATACAATTGTATCAATAACATAAGCAACACCTTTATTGTGCATTGTTGTCTGAATCTGCTCAATTTCCTGTGCGTTTGTACCTACAAAATTCTTTGACTCAAAGTCACGATAATTGTATCTCATACCAGCAGAAATAGTTCTTGTAGGAATAGCATAACTAACTTCTTTACGGTCAGCAAATGATACATCTGAACCCTTTGCCTGAATATCAGCATTGAGACTTTCATATGTCCATGTATGTACAACAGGAGTTTCATCCATACCGATAGATTTATAATTACCAAAAAGCTGATAAACCTGCATCTGCTTTACAAGAAGTGGTTCAATACCAATCTTTACAATTGTATTAATTTCAGCTTTAGCTGTCTCATCATTCTGTGCAGCTCTTGCACCAAGCTGAGACATAAACTTAACTACTTCATCAACTTCCTTACCATACGCAGTTGTATCCTGACCTGTAAGAAGTGCCATATTAATTTCAGCATATCTTTTAATTTTGTCAACATTCTTTACTCTTACTTCTTTTCTCTGTGCGTTATTAAGCTCAATTGAAAACATAATTATTCATTCCTCCTTTATCAAACATTTACAGAAATACTAAGACCGTGACCGCAATAGTTTGTCTTTTCCAGAACTGTAAATGTAACTTCATAACCAGTAGCGTCAGATGACTTTTCATAATTACCCTTTGTGTCAGCTACAAGTGTATCACCCTTTGAAATTGAAGCGTAATCAGTCGTAAGTACAGAATCGTCAATTTCAAGAACAACATCTTTAAGTGTTGCTGTGTCAAACAGTCTTACTGGCTCACCAATAGCTATAATATTTTCAGGTGTAGAACCGATATATTCTACTGGTTCTCTTTCATTCTGTACAAGCCAAAGACCTTTCTTTGCAGTAGTAGCTGTCGGAAGAGCAACAGTGCCTGTTGCTCTGTCAACGGTAACAAGATTACCATTCTTAAGATTTACGGAGGCTTTAAGATTGCCAATATTACGAGCGTTCTTATAGTCGCCAACCATTTTAAACTTAACCATAATTATTCTCTCCTTTTTTAAATATCAAAAATATCAGTTTCTTCTGTTTTTTCAAGGCTTGTTTCGTCAGGCATATCAATATCAATAAACAATGAACCTATGCCAAGTGAATTAATTTCACTCGATTTCTTATCAGCCTGAATCTTGTCAAATGCAGTAGCCTTAATTTTAGTAACGATTTCATCTATAGACATCTTGCTATCAAATGGACTCTCCTTAAATGAATTAATTTCAGCCTCTACACACTTTTTCTCATCTTCACTAAAAGGTTTCAATGCTTCTTCTAAAGAGTTACATTCATTAACTTTTTCAATCTCTGAAAGCTTTTTATCACAAGCAGATTTTTCGGCTTTAATATCCTCAATCTGCTGATTTAGCTCTGTGATTATTACATCTTTACTATTAATCGTGTCATTCAGACTTGTAATTTTCTCATTGAGTTCCGACACCTGAGCCTCAAGTTCTTCAATTGTTTTCTTTGATTTAAACTCGTCTTTAAGGCTATTAACTTCATCAGAAATCTTCTGAGAGATTTCATTAACCAACTGTGCCATATCCATAATTTCTTTTCCTCCTTGTGTATGTTTAGCATTTAATTCAACAACTATTGCCGCATCATCGCCTTGTCCAACAAAAGAATCCAATAATGCAAAACCGCTATATTCATATTCTGTCGGCACTCGTCCTGTGCCAGTAAAATTATCCTTATAAACAATTTGATTATTGTTTTCTGCCGTACCTGTTATTTCAACAGAACCATACATATGTCCATGCTCTTTGAACATTTGTCTATAATGATCAATAAATGCTCCATGCCGAATATAATCTAATTTACAATCTGCCATAAGCACTTTTATAAATTTTCCATCTAAATTAATATCAGTCACATATGCATCTACAATACTTCCAACAATACTTGCATTTGCACATTGCAATACTCCATTGCGATATCCTGTCATACCATGTGACCAAATTTCTGTTTTATCGTCATCTGTAAATTCAGCAGTAATTGATGCACCAATAGCAGACTTTAAATTATTAGTTACATATGGTTCTTGCCATGAAATGCCATTGTTCTGATATTTGTCATTGCTATCAAATATTTCATGAAGTGCTAATTTACATTTAACATAGCCCGCTTGTTGTTGATTGCTAATTTCATATAAAAACATTTTTTATAACTTCACCTCCTGCTCAAAAGCATTAAGGCTGGAAGGTTCACTCGCCATCTTCCATATATACAAAAAGCCGCTTATAGTAGCGGTCTTAGAGTATTATTAATATTTAATTTATTAATTTGGAGAAGGGGAAATATTTGCATTATTATTTTTAGATATTATTGTATTCTCGTTCTCTAAACTATCCTTTTCAGGTCTACCACCTTTATCGTCTGTATTTTGTTGCTTATCTTTATTACTCAAAGTGTACATTGATTGATGTGGGGGAAATAATTCTTCATAATTTTGATTTCGTTCAAATTTCATAATATCAATATAAACATCAGGTTCTATACCGGTTGCAGCAATCAAAGGTGTCATAGCACCACCGCAATCTGAATAAATAGATTTAAACTTATCAAAATATTTATCTCTATTAAAGGATGTAATAGGAAGAATATACATACTTACTACATTATTAACATCTTTAATAATATTAAAGTTGATACACTTATTTAATTCATCTACGATTTTTTCAATAATTGAATATGTATCACTTGCTACCAACTCCAAATTCAAAAGAGCAGTTGCATAATTTGAGCCACTTGACTTTGAACCGCCATATAAAGCTGATGGAGAAAAACCTAATGACTCAGCTATATTATCCTTAATTGACTTTTCATTCTTCTCATCAAATAAACTTGTGTCTATTTTTAAATTATTTAACTGTGTACCAGCAGCCAATGATACTACAGAAGTTCTTTGACTATTACTCTTTTGTGAAACTGCATTTTTTAACACATTATGCTGTTCTCTCTGTTGAGCATCTGTCAATGTACTCTTACCTGAGCCATCACCCCTAAGTGGAAATGTTTCATAAACTAAATTATTATTGATGTTACTCAAAACACCTCGTTTAGTATCAACAAAATAATTAGCATACATAATTTCATCAAGAGAGGTTAGAGCAAGTGGAACACCCCATTTATCTCTGTCTGTACTGCCATTAGTAATATAAATTGTTTTACGCCAATCAAGAACTATCCAATTTTTACCTTCGTTTCCTGTCTTTCTCCACTTATCAAAAGCTTTACCAATTTCTAATGGCATAGTTGCTAACTGCCTTTGAATTTCACTTTCTGAAACACAGTTCTCGGTAAAATATTTGACATTAAAAGCTATAATTGGTATTCCATTTTGACGACTTACCAACTGACAATACTCAAAGGGTAAAGAATATAAATTGACTTCATAATCTAAATTTTTCTTATTATTTATTTCTTGAATAAATGAAACATCTATGTCACTCATATATTTTCCGACACTTGAATTTCTCTTTTGAACATCAAAGTAATAATAAGCCGTTCCTTCAATCGAAACTCTCTTAATGCAATCTCTAAAAAAATTTTTGTATCGAATTTTTCTTAAAGTAGCATTAAACTTTTGCTTGTTTTTTAGAACCAATTCATCTTTACCTTTTGAACTTGGACTAAATAATACATAGCTTAAATAATGCATTGTAGACATTTTATTAATTCCTGATTTAATAGCACCGTCTGTATTATATGCCCATTGTCCCAACTTCCTTGCAGCTATTGGGTAATCTTGTGGATGAGATATAATTGTTTCAACTTGTGATAAAGAATAAAGTAATTCACCATTAAAATGACGATGGTTACAATATTCAACAAGGTCAGGAGCGAAATTTATTTGTGAATAATCATGTGAATTTATTTCACTGTTATTGGTACACAATTCATTATTATCTTGCTTATTATTTTTTATATTTAGATTATCATTTGTTTCTCTTTTACCGCCAAATAATTTATCTAATATGCTTATTTTTTATCACTCCTTTCTCAATCATACAAAGGTTGAAAAGTATATGCATCACTATTCATTACCGAACTAAAATTATCTTCTCGTCTTAATTGGTACAAAAAATGACACAACATAATGAATGTATAAAAACGGTCATCGTGCATTTTATTTTCTTTATCTTTCGGCAAAGCATAATAAACATTTTTACTTGAATTATTAGTAAAACGGTGAATAGAAGTTACTTCAGTTTTTAAACTATCAATGTTATACAAAGCTGCTTCTTGTTCATCAGATAGTATTATATCTTTATAACTTTCTTCATTTTCTTCTCCGCCACCATTGCTTTCATAAACTCTAATTGAGCCTTTACCTGAATATTCTCTTGGAAATTTAATCAAATCCATTGATACTATTTCAATCATTTCTTCAACCATAATCCGCTTTTCAGCTCTTGGATCAATTAATTCAAGTTTATCTATATTGTCTGGGTATAAATCTTCATATCCTTCAAACAGTCTATAATCAGCGTCTATTAGCCCTTTATGCTTTTTTCCGTTGACATCAGTCCAAGATTGTAATAATCTATCGCCATACTGTTGACCACCACCACCAGCACCAGCATCAATTAAAAGTTTATATAAATACTCATAATCAGGAGCACCGCCATTATAATCAATTAGCATTTGTCTAATAATATCAACCTGTTTATTTGAATCTAACTTATATCCTCGTTTACTGCCTAAATCTACAAGATTAACACAATTGACGATTTTACCATAGTATCCTATTTCTTTGTCATAGCAAACTTCCATTACAGTAACTACACTGTTATCAAAAGTACGAGCTGGATCAAATGCTAAAACATATTTGTTCTTACCGTCTCTAAATAAAGTCGGTAAAATAAAAGATTCATTTCGAGTAATCATACCTCTTTTGACAATTTGATTTACACCACCATCAACAATTGGTTGATTATAATACTCTCTTAATGCTTTTTGTCTATTACCTTTTAAAGCAGCTTCAACTTTATCCATAGTTAAAAGAGGAGTCCATTTCTTGCCATCTAAATACACATTTATAGCTGTCATACAATCCATATCACAACAAAAATACTCTCTGTCACCAGCAATCATTCTCTTAGCAAACTCTTTATAATGTTTGTAGAACACCGTATCAGTACCGCCTTGAGAAGAAGCATAAACTAATTGTGTTGGACATTGCCTTTTTGCTGTTTTAGGGTTGTACAATTCATCAGTAGAAGTTTCAAAATCCATATTCTGTGTCGCAAATGCTTCACAAACTAAAATAAGGTCATCTTCACAAAACGCTGCTTCATCAAAAAATACAAGGGTAGCTCTTCTACTTCTGTTGTTGTCAGGTTTCGAGTTTAAAGTATAAATTTCACTACCATTAAAGAATTTAACATGGTAGCCACTGGCTGAATGTGAAAATCCTGTTTGTGAAGGTGGAGTAATTACAACTTCATTTTTTACAATTGATTTCAAACTTCTAATAGAATTTGCAGTTTTACCTGTGTTAAGAACTATCTCTTCAATTTTAGTAAAAGTTTCTTTAGCTTGATCACCAACAGAAGATACAATATAAATTGCTTGATTTTCATATAAAATAGCTTTTAAAAGCATAAATACTGCACCAAGAAAAGATTTTCCGAAGTTTCTGGAACAGCACAATGTTGAATGACCAGCATTCCATATAGATTGCAATATGTACTTTTGGCTATCTATAAGCTTAATACCAAGTAAATCTTCACAAGCTATACATGGGTTTTTTCTATAAAAAGCAATACTTTTAGCATCTAATTCACAAATTCTGCGTTTACGCTCAGACATAATAAATTGACAACTACTCATTGTCATCACCTGTATTATGTTTGTTATTAAACTTTATCAACTCTTCATTAAGTTCGCTATTTTTATTTTCAAGTTCCTTTATTCGAGATTTACATTTCTCAATATTTACATACAATAATCTGTTTTCTTCTAAAGCATCATCTAATGCCTTATCCTTTTTTTCTATCAGTTCTCTTTGTATATCTACAATTTCTTTTTGGTCACTTTCATCAAAAAAGGAATTTTTCTTTATTGCTTGCATAGATTGATTAACAGCCCATGCACTGCCCTCAGATTGTAATTGCTTGTAATAATTTGCTTCTGCTTCATCAAAGTTTTTTAACCTTAATTCTTTTTGCAAATCTGTAAATGTACCTTTGCCTTGTTTTTTATTACTACGATTTCTAACGGAGATTTCGTTTTCTTTTGCGATTTTATCATTATCATTAACTTTCGAGGTAATAATGTTACTTAAGTTTTTAATTTGCTCAAGATCTCTTGTTTCATCAAGTGAAGCAATTTTTGCATTACACCTTTGAATCATTTCGTTATTAACAACAATTTGAATGATTTGTGATTTCTTGAAAGCATCTTCTTGAGTTTCTTCATCAAGAAAATCTATTATTGTATTAAATAAATATTTTCTACTTTTATCTGAAAAATCATTATCAGGGAATGGATCATATCCATAAATCTCAATTACAGTATCTCTGTTCTTTTTATCAATATCATTCCAACCCACATCATGAGTCTGCTCAACCATTTGAATGGTTGTTTCCCCCAGTTTTTTCTCTGCAACACTGGTAATAAAAGTTTTTCCTTTATACTTAACAGTGTTCATAAGTCTTGCATATACACCAATACTAAATTCTTCTCGATTTTTTATCGCTGTATTATATGCACTTTCATCGTAATACCAATCGGTTAAAGCACAAATTGCAATAAGTGCCATTCTATCAGAATCATATTTTTTACTTAATTGACTAAATAACTCCTTTAAGCAATCTACGCACACATCTATAATGCCATTATTGCTAATGAAATATAAAGAATTAGCAGATTTATAAAAATTACCTGTAATATTTTTATATGACTTTCCACATATTTTACATTTATATTCACGCTGAGTTTTGGTAGTTGTATTATTTGCCACTAACGCTCACCGCCCTTTAAATATGACACTGATTCTTTTTTGCTCTTAACTCAGTGTCATTTTCTTTGATGTAAAATTTTCGAGTAACCTCTGTACTTTCGTGATGCAGACAGTGAGAGACTTCTTCTAAAGACATTCCTGCATTCTTGTACAAAGTAGCACCGCTATGACGAAAATCGTGTGGATGTAGGGTAGGAACACTAATCATTTGTCCAATTTCTTTGCACATATCAGATAAGGCTGTTGTTGATAAGTGATTGCCTGTCTGCGATGCCATAGAATAAAATACCCATCCATTATCGTTAATTTCGTTTTCTTTTCTGAAATTCTGTAATTCAATCAAATACTCTTTAGTGCTCTCATCAAAGTATAAACTTACAATTTTGCCTAATTTTTCAATAACATCGTTCGCAACACATTCAGCAAAATCAATTTGTTCCCAACGCAAATTAGCAATAGCATTTACTCTTGCCATTGTAATAAGCGAAAATTCTGCATACACCCTCAACATAATCGAGTCATGTTTACAACGCAAGGATTTATTTTTACTATCCTCAATCTTCTGCTTTAAGACTTTTCTCATTGTATCTACTTGTTCAACAGTTAAAAAAGTCTGCTTAACAACAGCTTGCCCTTTTTTGGGACGGTCAACATAATCCATTGGATTTTCTACAATTAACTTTCTTTTTCTTAAAAATTTATAAAAAGCTGAAATTGAAGCCATTCTATGCTTTATTCTTTCTGTGTTATTACCATTCTGCTTACAGAAGTAAATAAATTCAATAATGTCATCTTCGTTAATTTCTTTTACTGAGCGATTATCCTGATAGTCATAAATGTACATCCACCAATTAACAAGGTCATTGTAATACACTGCAATAGATTTTTTGGACAATTCTCGAATAGCCATATCAGCTTCATATTTCTTGTATAATTTAAGCGTTTCAGAATTAACTTTGCTTAGTTTATCATAGTCAAGTAGACATATCTTTTTACTTCTTACAGGCATCCAATCACCACCTTACTTGTTACACTAAAAAATAGAAAAAAGAACGAGCTGTTATAACTCGTTCTTTTCTTTCGTTGAATTTATAATTGTTGTTTTCGCTTTTTGTACAGAAGGTTCTGCTAATTGAACATCATATAAACATTCAATTGTACTATTAGGTGTACTGACTACTATAAATTGTTCAGATGTGTTTGCAAGTCTTTTTTGAATTGCGTAATTATCCACACCTGATAAACAACCACTTTGTACAACTTTAGTATCATGTACACTCAAAAGAGCATTAGTATGTTTATGCCCCATTAAAACACCGTCAGGTTTAAGTCCTGTCATCATTGTCAAATTCTGAACAACACTTGCCGGATTGTCATATGTTCCATGTACTGCGTACCATAATCTATCATAAATTTTAAAAGCAACCATTGTATCATCAGTTGAATTTTCAGTGAATATATGTACATTATGGAAATTTTGTAACGATGCCTTCATGTAAAACGGAATTAACGCATCCAATTCTTCACCCTTTAGTGCTTCTTCTTTATTCTCCATTATTCGTGAATGATTTCCATTGACAGAATAAACTTTAATTTCTTTAAATTCTTCTGATAAATCTTTAACAAAATTTGTCAAGTAAATAGAAATTAATTTTAATTGTTCAATAACATTTTCATTATTCTCTATCCGTAAATTTTTATGAATTATACCACTAATTAAATCTCCACCAAGCACAATAACAGCATTATGAGCATTATGTCTTTTACGAATAGCACATATTTGCTGATAATATGAATGTAATCTACATATCAGTTCTTCAGAGCTGTAACTATTCCAAGAATTTTTACATACTATACCAGTATGTACATCTGTAATGGGTATAATCAAAGTAGACTCATCTACATCTTTAACCCCTTTATCCATAACTGCCAATTCACATTTATTTGAATTAGAAGCCGAATAGGGCAAAGGTTCTATATTGTCACTTAATACTCGTTTAATTAAATCAATAAAGCTTTCTCTACGAGATTCTTCTCTTTGTAATCGTCTTAGTTCACTGCGTTCATCACGAATTTTATATTTTTCATTTTCAAGTTTTCTTCGTTCTTCTTTAATGCTTGCAAGATAATCTTCGTCAGTTGTGCAATTTTGATTTTCTGCTCTAAGTTTATCAATTTTATCTAACATATACTTGTAAATAGCATAACCGCCAAATTCCGTGTTTTGAGCTTTCCTCAAGCTATCTCTATGTATATTTAAATTTAAAGCATCTACTATATCCTGCCATTCTAAATCATCTGGTCTCTGTTCAATTAATGTGCCAATCAACCTAATTCCATAATCACGCCAATTTTCATTAGGCTTTTGCTGATATTTTGGATTAAGCATTAAAGTATTTTCTCTTTCGTGTATAGATTGAACAAGCTATCTCATTCGTATCTTTGATTAATACAAGATATTTTTTTATCTCTGGACAAAAATATTTATGCCTCTTACTTTTCTGCTTAACAGTTCTTCTGATTTCTGCTTCAGGATATTTCTTTCTGATTTTTATACTTTCTTCCTTTGTAATAGGAAACAAAAATAAATCACTCTTTCTAAATTATATTTAAAGAGAGTGATGGGGAGGTTCACTCTCTTTACCATATACATCTTTTATTTATTATAAAAAATGGCTTAAATACTGGCTTTTTTGAAGATTTCAATTTAAAAAACTTAGTTTTTTGCCGTTTTTTGCAAAAAATGAGCTATTTTTATGTATTCACATTACTTACATATCGGTAATTAAAGTCATATAACTTAATGTCATACTGTTCTGATTCTATCGGACATTCTTTAATTTGAAATACATTTTCTTGACTATCGGCAACTAATTCATCAAAATTTATATTGTGGTAAGTGAATATTGCTGATAAAAATAATGCTGAATAATTTTTATGTGTGGGTTTTTCGATTAAAGATAAAAGATAACGCATTGTTTTTTTAGAAATTTTAAGTGAATTAATATATTCTACACAATCTTCTTTTGTTTCTTCTGTCATCTTTAAACACTGCTCATAAGAGAAGGCATCTTCACCTTTATTGACATTCCCAGTTTTAGATTTATACTTTGACCACAAATGACCAATTTCGTCTTTAGTATCTTGAATGGCGGACAATATACGCTCAACTTGTTCATAATACACTTGTCCATCAATTGCATTAGATGATTTAAAAATATCTGATAAATTTAAAAGGGGAGCATTATTTCTTACACGAGGTATTTTATTTAAAGCAAGTTCGACATAATCCATAGTAGTATTATAAAGCCGATAATGTTTTCGATTATTGTCATATCCCTTATACTTGTCCAAATATTTAAAAAATAGAGGTCGGACATATCTGCCTTTATTATCATATACAGCATATTTAGCTTTTAATAATTTAAGCTCCATAGAGTTGTTTGCCGGATTTTCTCTTTTAGCCGAATCAATCTCTAAATTGCTCATCACATCTAATTGTGCAATATCAGCATAAAGTGATTGTACCTCATTTGATTGTATATCGTATCCGTTATAAATTAACTCCCATAACTTAGAATTTAATTCTTGAGATAAATTAATAATTTCTCCAATTTTATTTGTTCCTGTCTTAATGTCAAGTTCAGCTTTATCTCGTGCCGTATATCTACGCTCACATTTTTTACTTGACACCAATTTTGTCGGTACAAGAAAATTATCATAATTACGAATTGCAGCTTGATATAATATTTTATTATCTGTCAACAAAACAGTATCAGAATCAAAATCTGAACCACTTAATCTCTCTAATAAATTATCACGAATACTATTGACACATACTATCTCATTACTTAAATTAAAATATTTATTAATGTCCTCATGTATTACATTCTGACAACATAAAATATTTCCCATTGTAACATGAGGAGAACGACTTCCTATTAACTTATCACCGTCATTAAACATCGTACAATGTACTGTACCTGCTTTAATTTTAGGTTCTCCATTAAATTGTCCAATGCAACTTTGTAGCATTTCAATAGGGTTGCCAAACAGTGTTGAATAATTACCATGTACGAAGATATGTCCCTTGCGACAGTTTTTAACAAATGCCTTAACAGTTTCATTACAAAAGTCTTTGTACATTTTAGTTTGGCTAAATTTATTATTTAATCCAAGTAAGTAATATACAATATCATTTTTATTCGCCAATTGTTGAGATTCGGAATTTGTATATTCAGGAATTGAATATTTAATGTGATGTCTAAATACAGCACTGTCTGTTTTCAATTTCATAATATAGTCAATTGTAGGTTGAATAAATTTCTCTACTTCATCTTTCGTTAATTGCAAAGTATTAAGCAATTGATAATGTGTTTGAACCATTCTACCATCAAAATAATGAGTAGGCTTTTCGTGTTTCACAACACCAAATTGTGGTTCAATTGTCCATAGCCAATCTTCTAAAGAACCAAATTTTAAATATTTAATACTGCTTGGAGTAGTAATTAATTTAATATCAGACAATTTTGTGGCTTGAGTATATCCATTTAATTGCGATAAGTCAGTAATTCCGTTATCAGTAAACCACTGCTGAATATTAGTATTAAAACAAGCAGATTTAAAAAAGCGTGTACGCAATAACAACATACCATAATTTTTGTAGTCCTCAAATTTACTAACATCTAATAAGGACTGTCCATCCCAAATACTATTTGACATATCAACTTGTTTTGCTGACGAAATAAGTCTATTATCCTTATCAAGTTCTGTAGCAACGCAAGTTGTCGTAAATTTGCTTTTATAATCGGGGATGACAAGAATTTCATTTGGTTCAATGGTTATTGTGTCTATGATAGAAGAAAGAGTTAATGCTATATAAGGCTCAAGACTCGCCAAATCACATTTAACACCATTCTTTACATTTAATCCACACATTTCCCATTTATGCATCTTTTTGTATAATTTTTCGTCAATAAATAGGCATTTACCTACACGACTGCTACCACTACTGCGTTTAAATCGTACATACTTAATTCCGTCACAAACAAAACCATTTTCATATAAATCAGTTCTAATGTCAGAAATTGAGGTTAATGTCTCAATATTATCTTTAGCTCTATAAACAGATAATTCTTTATCATAAAAAAAATATTCACCTAAGATTTCTTGTGAAAGGGGAGACTTCACAAGATAATCTTCTGTAATATTTTTTTCTTTACCATCTGGCAATACTCGAATAGCTATTAAAGTACCATCTTTAATACAAGCATTATTTTCTAATATAACTTCGGTAGGGGAGTAACCGAATTTAATATACAAACCTGAACCAGCCCGATTGTAAAGTTTATTGCTGTATTTAAAAGTGACATTTATAACATGCCTTGTATATTTTTTATTTCTGCCAACATATTCATAAAAATTTCTATTTCGATACACTTCTTTGTAAACATCATTCAATTTAATTAAGTCTAAACTATAATCCATTGTGGCGACAAATTTCTTTATATTTAAGTCACCAAATTTGTCTCTAAGTGTATATCCGTTCAAACTATTGTTAATATAATGATTTGCAATATACACATCTTTACCGTCCAATAACGGTATATTTACAGCTTTGCTTTGAGCCATACTTGTTGACTTAGCTATGCTGTAACACCCCTATTGTAATTAATTAAATATCACACTCCTGTCAATACTATTATTGAATTTTAAATATTTATATTTTGCAAATCAAGATTAGTTAAATCAAGATTAGTTGAAATTAACATCACGAGAACACAGATTGATACCTCATTAATCAAATCTTCAATGGTATCATATCGTTTATCTTGCAAAATAGTTAAGCAACAATTTGCTAAAGATGCTACAGTATTAAAAGTTTGATTTTGCATATTATCGTTGTCTATTACGAGTTTTAATAATCGGTTAATCACATAACACATATTCTGTGAATAGGCAAGTGGCATAATAGGGATTCTTTTAAAATTATAGTTTAATCCTTTACCGACATAATTAATCAAACTATCAATACATTTCTGCCAAAATATAGCTTCTTCTTGTTCCGAATTAAAGTATAACAGTCTCTCTATGTTATAAACGATTTTTTCATCCTCAGTACGCATTATTTCAAACACTGTTTCAATTGCACTTGATGTAGGAGGTTCAGTATGTATTTTAAATGAACCATCAACACCAATTAAAAATGATTCTGTTTCATAATTACGGCAATCATTCTGTTTGTTTTCTAAATTATTCAATGTCATACATTCCTTTCTGTTGTTATGTAGATCTTATCTCATTATGTTATTTTTTAAAACTAAATTTTATTAGTCATTAAAATCTGCAATAATATCAAGGTAATATTCCTGTCTCTCGTTTAGACTTTCTCGATATTCTCTTTCAGCCAAAACTTCTATGTTCGCACCAAATTCACAATTCATACAATTATCCTCGCAAACATCGTGCCATATGCAATTGAAATTTTTCGTAACTTTACTTTTCCTTTCATAATCATTTATCAATCAATCCTTTCTGACCATTCTAAATTGTTTTTTAATGTCTCAATAGTTGAACTACCCATTAGTCAAAATCGAAAAAGGTGTCTAACTAACTTCATTTAAATAAAAGTAATTAAATATACCACAACCTTTCATAAAACCTTTAACACACTAAAGTGTTAAAGTGAATTACACTAAATACCAAATAATGTATTAAAAGACTCATTCAAAATTTTCTATCATTTCATTTATTGGTTGTTTTGCTTTTGTATTTTGTTCTGCTTCAATTTTTTTAACTCTATATTTTTCAACTATCTTCTCTAAATAGTCTTTATCTTCAGGCAGACAATAAAAATTTTTGCTATACTTACACACCTGCTTCAGAGGATTCGCAATCAAAATATAGTTGTCATAATAGAGTAAATTATTATCCCGTAATTCTTTTATATAATTTTTAATACTTCGTTCACAAAGTCCTGTAAGGTTACTCAATGTCCTAAATGATAGATATGCAATTTTTTTATGATATCGCTTAATTCTTTTATTTATTATAAAACACAAAACTCTTGACATCCTTAATGCCTTCATTGGATTCGCTCCGGTAATCTTAAAACATTGACTTAACCATTCAGATTTAAATGAGTAAGAAGTGTTTAAAATATTATTAGGTAAGTTAAGTGTCTCAACTGTTAATTCATCTGCAAACTCATCTGTAATGTAAATTGGCTTTATATCAACAGTGATGTTCCAATACATAGTCCGATAATACGGATAACCAATTCTACGATTACAAATTCGTATGATCTTACCTTGTTTAATGAAATATTCTAATCCATCAAAAAAGATTTTCTCAAGTGACTTATAAAACTTTCTATCTACAAAAGGAAATAAAGTTTCAAAAATTACATAAAATGAAAAATTCTCAAATATGTCTTTGGTCAAGTCAGTGAAACTGCGTTTGATTTCAATAAGTCTTATGTTATTAAAATAATCGGCAATAATCTTATTACCATTTTTTTGATTGCTTGCCTGAAATTTATCTTGTTTCCAACTATGTATTGCTTGTGAATACATAATCAACCGCCCAAGTCCTCTCATAACATAATATGCAAACCAAACTTTTTCATTTTTATCTTTGAATAATTCATCAATGATGTTTTTTGGTATTGTCATGTTAGAAGTAACTGATTGATTTACAAGTAACTTAAAATTGACAAACTCATTTTTATATGTATATGCCATTCAATCATCCTTTTTATTACAAAAATGTAACCACTTTTCGACTATTTTTTGCACACAACCTTTTATAAATAAAAGTTCATTAATACGGTGTTCGTTTTTTACTCACACCTTTTTGTTATTTATAAT